CAATTCCTGGGACTCCACAGCGGTGCGTTCTTCGTCGATCATGCACTGACGCTCGAAGAGCTTGGCGCAATCGGACGCTACGAGGTGCGTCCTCAGGATCTGACTGGGATCCTAGGATTTTGGCCGATGGATGAGGGAGTTGGGACAGACGTCATCGATGTCATCTCAGCGGTGAACGGTACATGTAACGCTGACCAGTGGCGCCGTGACGTACCCACAAGAGCGAGGCGGCAATGAGCTGGCACCGCGGAAGCATCAGGTGGGACATCGGCGCCGTCACTTGGCTCGACGTGTCAGCATGGGAAGCCAATTTCAAATTCGCTGATGCGCGTACGATCGGTTGCTGGGTCAAGCTGAGTGACTACCCAAACCGAGCAGGGTTCTTCGGAGCCAACGGAGGCTCGAACATTCACTATGATTTCGCGACGAACGTCGTGGGGTCGCCTGTACATCAGACGAACCTGTACTCGAGGTGGCTGGACGCAGGAGACGTTGCGCGGCTCAATACAAGTCCGGCTGGTACACTGTGGCCGAACCGATGGGTCTTCGTGCTCGAGACGTTCTCAGTTTCCGGAATGAACGTGTCTCTGCAGCACTTCGTCAACGGAGCGCTCGTGGACGTCTACGTCGACGCGAACGGATACAGCGCCAACTACGGAACCAACTGGCACATCGGAGCGACGAACCTAGGCCAGCTTGTAGGTCTCATGTCTGGCTTGTTCCTTGTTCATCGCGTGCTTAGCGTCGATGAGATTCGCTCCGTTCACTTCGGTCGAGTGAGGCCAGATGATCTGGCTGATGTCGTCGCGTTTTGGCCGATGGATGAAGGTGAAGGAGCCGTAGCCCGCGATACCGTCAACGGATACGATGGCACATTCAACGGTACACTTGCTTGGGCAAAAGATCATCCGAGCGCGCTCCGGAGGCAGGTATGACTTGGCTTCCGCGATACTCTGTGCGCACGAACGGCTCCGTGGCAAGCGGCCAAGTCGATATCGACGCGTTCAAGCTCAACTTCCAATTTGCAGACGCACGAACGATCGTCGCCTGGGTACGCTGTGCCAAACACACAGCAGGGCTCGGAATTCTCGGAGTCAACTCCGGAAACATCCACTATGATTTTTCTGGGCTGTTCCAAGCTGGACAAGGTGGGGGGCAGTACTACTCGCGATGGCTCAATGCAGCAGCTGGCGCAACGTTGACGACCTCCGCGATCGGTTCCGTGCCAAACGACCAGTGGTTCATGGCGACCGAGCGGTTCAGCGTGGCGGGAAACGACGTCGTGTGCGAGCACTTGGTCGATGGTCGCGTGATGAACCATTATGAGGTCGCCACTGGATACAGCGCTGCATACGGCAATTCATGGCGACTATCGAACACCACCATCGGTCGTATTCTCGGCATGATGAGCGGTGCATTGGTGGTTCACCGGCTTGTGCCTGACGAGGAGCTCGAGCGCATCCGTGTTGGAACTCTGCGGCCACAAGACGTGGCGGATGCCGTAGCTTTCTGGCCGTTCATGGATGGCGCTGGAGCTCAGGTAACGGAAGTCATCAATGGCTACCATGGCACACTCGCAGCTGGAGCATCTTGGGACAACGAGGTGCCATCATGAGACGAGTTCGGATGCGTGGATACGCGGCCCATCTTTCCGTAGGCAACGCGGCCAATCTCTACGATGAAATGCAGGTGCCGGACTCTGCTGCCATTCGAGCTCGCGACACGATGAGCCTTGAGCTCTGGACATGGAGCGTAAGACGTTATGCGGTTGGCTTCTCGAAGATCCTCACCAAATATGACAACGTCGACAACGGGTATCACATTTTCACAGACTCGACGCGCAAGGACATCTTCAGGTTTGGGGTCAAGCGAGGGGGCACGGTCTACGAGAAGAGCGTGTACGGACAGCTCGGGCAATGGAACCATTGGGTGATGAACTTCGAGCTGGCAACGCCTGAGGTCTATTTGAATGGACGGATTGCCACAACCGGAACGGGTTCGTACCTGGCGAGTCCAGCGAACTACACAACGGATCTGATGGTCGGAGGTGATCGCCCAGGGTTCTCGAACAATCAGTTTGAGGGACGCGTGAGTTGTCTGGCGCTGCGTAGCATCGCGTTGACCGCGGACCAGGTGGCAGCGTTGTACCACGAAGGAGTCGAACCAGGAGGACGTCTTGCCGGATGGGTAATGGACGAGGGCTTCGGCGGAGACGTAGCAGACACAGAGGGAGCAAATCCAGCAACCGTAGGTAATCCGACATGGCTTCCGATGGGGCCTCCGTGAGGTAACAATGCCTAGCGCAAAGGACGATGCAACACAGGCCCTCGAAACTATCGACACTCCGCATCACGAGGTCCATGCTGGGAAGCACTTCTTCTGCAGCGATATCGACGCCTCAGTCGACATTGCGTCTCCGAAGTACTGGTTGATCACGACTCCGGACACACTCCAATGGGCGCACTTCACGCTGGCGTTCATATTCTCGACTGGACAGTGCACGTGGGAGCTGTTCGAGAATCCCGACATCGCTGCGGCAGGAGTTGCGCTGTCCGTGTTCAACTCGAACCGCAACTCCGGCGTCGCAGCTACAACGGCAGTCGAGAAGGATCCCACCGTGAACGCAGATGGTACCCGTCTCAAGGTCTACATCACGGGAAGCGGAGCCAATCCAGGCATGCGTAGCGCGGGGGCGCAGCGCTCGGAGGAGGAGATCGAACTCAAGCAGAACGAACAGTACCTGCTCAAGGCTACGGTGGCGGGGAATGGCACCGGGCTCACAGCGGAGTTCGGATGGTACGAACACACGGATGAAGCGTGATGGCAGACGATTGTAAACACCCAGGCGTGATAGCGGACGTTGAAAGCGACGATGACTACTCGCTCGACAGGGCCTATGAGGTCGAGGGAACACCAGGAAGCGGTCAAGTCGACGTTGCCGAGCACCCTGTGCTGCCGTCGCTCGTTGCGGGAATCGGTCTTGGTCTTGCGGTCTACCTCGGGTATCGATTCATCAAGGGGTAACCATGGACGTTGTCTTCTGGGGAGGTCCTGTCTACTGCAACACTCTGGACAACATTCGGTGGGAGCGCCCTACCAAGATCGTGTGTGTGCAAGCAGAAGGTTCCACGAACAATGCCACCCTTTACACAAGCAGAGGAAGTCTCGAGGCTCTTGTCGACGTATCCCTCGGACGAGTTGGTCTTGCCGGCTTTTCAGCATTCCATGGCTTTGCGCGCGCCGTTCTTGCGAGTCAGGACCGAGACCGGGTCGACTACCTGCACCTGGCAGATGCCTGTTTCGAGGGTGCAGGGGCAACCCAGCCGTTCGCAGAGTTTCTGTGGTTTGCAAACGAGGCGGTTGCCGGGCGCCGCAGGATGACGATCACCACCAATGGTCCATGGGGACAGGACATCCATTATAGTTACGGTGGAACCAACTACGATCTCACAAGTGGTGCGAAATGCGTCCAGTTGTTTTGGGACCTGGTTGTTCCGCAGGGTGAGGCGCTCCCGGCCTCAGTGCCTGATGGACTTCCGCAGCCGACGAAGGCGCAGCGGTATGGAGAGCTCTACTGGTTCCACTATGAGAAGGGCGGTCACGCATGGCACGCCAACGAGCTCGCGGCACCGATTATCCAGGCATATGGGGCGCCCTGGTTGGCGCGGGGGACGGAGGGAGATATGGGAGCAACATTCAAGGCAGACTGTTCTGACGCCATCGTGTGGTTCGACGATCAGCGGTTCGCGCACTACGGACCCGGTGAGAAAACGATCGAGATCCAGGACGAACTCTGGCCCACAGCGGTCGACAACTGGCGTTCCCTCATCTATGAGAGCGCGGCTCGCCACGGCGTGGCTCCAGTGTGGGTGGCAGCTGTGATGGCAGCGGAGAGCCGTGGGATCACGAAGGCCGGTTCAGGCGCAGGAGCTCGAGGTCTCATGCAACTGATGCCCGTCACCTTCAACTGGGGCATGGGGAGAGAAGGAAACACGCCTGTGCTCGACGAGGAAATCTACGATCCTGCCACTAACATCGACATTGGTACCAAGCTGCTCGCGTATTTGGACCATCGTTACGACGGCAATATCCCGCAGATCATCGCGAGCTACAACGCAGGCAGTGCTCGATGTGCTGATGCGTCTAGGTGTCCCAATGACAGGTGGAGAATGGTGGTGGACTGTGGATACGTTGACAAGGTGCTCGGGTGGTACAACAAGGCTCTGCGACAGGGATACTCTGTGTACGCCAGTGGTGACGAGCAGAAGGGTGGTGCCGGTGGTTCCGGTGGCGCTGTTCCTTCTGTCGGCGGAGGAAACCCATTCTGGTGGGCTCTCGGTCTTGGAGCGATCGGAGCATGGTTCGGAAGCAAGTTTCTGCGACGACGCAAGCCTTAGACTTGCAGGATAGGAGACGCGGCTATGGCTGAACAAGACCCATCCCTGTGCACGATCATGGTCAGGGGAGACATGGTCGCGTTCGAGATGGAAGACGGTTCCACGCTTGAGTTCAAGAAAGGCGTGGGCCTCATCCATGATGTGGCAGGAATGTGCATGGACCGGTGCGATATCCGTGTAGGCAAGTGCAACACCGGACGTCGAAAAGTGCAAAGGCTCGACGCACGTGTCGAAGCGGCAGCACGCAATTACTTCGGAAACGACGCTGAATTGCGCGATGGAACTGTGGAGGTGCCTCAGGGCCCATGGAAATATGTCGGTAGAGTCACACGCATCTACTACCGACGCTATGGACAACTCAAGGGCCTTTACCAGCATCCATTCGAACAGCCGATACCACTGTACGAATCCGTACAGGGTGACGGCTACCGTCTGCGGCTGCCCAAGCGTTGCGTGGTAGACGAACATGGATTCGTCTGGCCTTGACAAACGCGCAAAACCTCCAAGCACAACTACAGTCACGCGGATCGCTTCCTCAACAGGCGATATCGCGTCGGCTTGGTGTCACCGAGGCGCAAGCGCAGCGGCTGGTCAGACAAGGACAGCGCCAGGGTCTCTGGCGAGTCCGGAATGGAGCGGTTCTGGCCATGCCGATGAAAGCCAAAGTACGCGAGCCGGTTTTCGATAATCCTGTCAAGACGCGAAAGCGCCGAATGACGAAACGGCAAGCCTGCGGCTTGGTCAAGGCCACGCGTGCGCAGGGCAGAACGCCATCTGCGAAGCTCCTCCGGGCATGCGGACAGTCTACCAAAACGGCCTCGAAGCGTAATCCGACGCGTGCATCGAAGAGGCCGAAAAAGTCTCGATCCGTTGGTCGGGCCAAATCGGGAGCACGAAAAATGGCAATGTCGAAGAAGCAAGCGTGCGCCTTGGCGAAGGCGACGCGAGCGCAGGGGCGTACCCCCTCCGCGAAGATCACCCGCAAGTGTCGGGGTGCCAAGAGCAACCCGGCCCGCAAAACCACCAAGCGCAAGACGACCAAGCGGCGCAAGTCGTCAGCAAAGGCAAGAAAGCCTGCGGCGCGGACGACCAAGGCGCGCGTTGTGCGTGCGGTCACTTCGCGAGGCAAGTCGAGGCGGGTGAGCCGCCATCGTGCGCCCCCCGGCCAGTACGTGTCGCGGCGCACTGGCAAGAAATACACCTTCCTCAAGAATCCTCTCAACTCCACCAAGAAGCTCGCTGTTGCAGGCGTCGGGCTCGCCGTCGGTTTGACCGCTGCCAGCTTGCTGGATCGGTACATCGCGACCATGCCACCGAAGGGAAGCGACAAGGCCCTCGTCGGTGGTGCCGCTGCGGCGCAGATCCAGGCGCAGCCTTCCAACACTCGGATCGCTGCTCAGGGCCTCGGCACTGTTGGCTCCGGCATCGGAGCCTACCTGCTCCGGCGCAAGAGTCCGCTCGGGAGCGTGTTCCTGGGAGGTATGGCAGTCGGCTTCGGGGTCAAGTTGTTCCAGCAACTGACTGAAGGTCTGTTGATGCCCAAGGTCTTCAAGGCCAAGAGCTCGACGGAGGCCACCTTCGCCAACCGGTTCTTCCCCGAGTACCAGAGCTTCGGTACGAATGGAGGCACAGCTGGCCGCCCTTTCCCCCGGGGCCGGGCTCGCGGCAGTTTGGGAGCGCCTAGCGTTCCCGACGTGGGTCCGGTGGCGGCAGGCTCCGGAACTGTTGGTGCCTGCAGCTGCAAGGCACAAGGTGGCAACCCCTTCCACACCAACACGTGTGAGCGGTGGCCGTGGCGACGCGCGGGGGATACCTCGCCGTCTGCTCCTGGTGCCCTGACCGTCGAAGCCGCGACGGGTGAGACCCCCGCGGCGTCACCAACCAACTCGCTCGCGCAGCTCATGCGCTTTGTCCCGCAGACGGTCCGTTGACCTCTGATGTGGTGATGACGGGAGACACAAGGACACACACGAAACCAAGTTTTTTTTCACGGAGGCAACAGAACCATGAGAAGCGATATGATGCTCCCTTGCCGATCGATGCCGGACCTCGTCAGCTGCCTGAACGCGCCGCTGCACACGGTTCCGACCGTCAACTTCACCGTCCGCAATCTCGAGGCTCCTCTGAACCAGGAGGAGTACGACTTTCTGACGCAAAGCGAGATCAACTTCTTTTCGACCACGCAGTCGGATCGAACGGGTGCTGCATCCGCGTACTCGAAGAGCCGCAACGTGACCGATCAGACGATGACGTTCGATACGCCGTTCGTTTTGCTCGGAATCTGCATCTACGCCTACGGTGAACCCAATGGCATGACGGTTCCTGGGAACAACTTCCACGGCGGAGTGATCCCCAGCTTGCCCGCAAGCCCTCTCACCCTTCGCAACAACGCTGCTCTCCAGGCGGGACTGTTTGCTGAAGGGGCGGTGCCGGATGGCGTCGAAATCTGTCCAGCACGTCTCGAGTGGGGCATCCCAACCTGGCGAGCGATCTGGGCATTCATGCACGCTTTCCGTCTGCAGATGCGCTGCCCCAACTCGGCCTACGAGCTGCTCATCGACGAGTCCCTCGCCGACCTGGGCAACTGCTGCTCGCAGTTCGACTACCAGGGCTACTCATCTCTCAAGCAAGGCCACATCCGGTTGGCCCAGCGGGTCAACCATCGTCTCCACGAAGAGACGATGCCCACCCAAACGGGCGTCACCGACGCTGGCATCTTCGTCCCGATCAATGCCGAGCAGCACGCCGATGGTGAGATCGTGCCCTACAACTTGGCACCTGATTTCACCGCACTCGGTCGCCCAGAGACCGAGGGCGCCGTCGAGCAGTGGTACCGGCTGCCGTGTCCCATTCCGTTCATTCCATCCACCAAGATCAAGATGACCTTGAAGGTGGGCGACAGCGGAGACCAGCCGTACCTCGTGCGCATGCTCGAGGAGCTCACCATGGCCCAGTGCATCAGCCCGGTGCCCGACCTCAATGGTGGGGCCTGCAACTTCCCCATCGCAGAAGATGGTGTTGCTGCGGATCCCGATGGTGGCATCGCGTGCGAGACCTACCTGCCTGGCGGCAAGCTGCGGATCGGCATCGGGCTCAAGGGCTTCGAGGTCCGCGGTGGATGCGCCGACGAGCTCGCCGAGATGGTGGTGGGCAAGAGCTTTGCCGAGATCGCGGCCAAATACCCCGGGTTGGTCAATCCGGGCGGCCAGGTGTACGGACCGCAACAGAGCGGTGCCAGCATGTGCATGCCCGTGGGTTCGCTCGGAGATCCCGGCGTATCCCGCTGAGTTCCGTTCGGGGGTCTTTACCGCCTGATTTTCAATTGAGTGTCACACCAGAGAGCCCCCGATCGGAACCGCGGTTCTGGTCGGGGGCTCATGCGCAAAGAGGAACACATGGACTGGAAAACCCTTGGCGTCGATCTCAGAAGCATCGCGATGCTCAACCCGCGCCTCGCTCTGATGCTTACCCGCGGTCAGCCTCTGGCTCCCCGTGCCTACAACATCCGGATCCAATTCGACCAGGGAACGTCAGGCGAGACCATCGACAGCGAGATGGACGAACGCCTCTACCAGGACGTGTGGATCCAGAACCTCGCCTACACAGTTCGCCGCCCAAACGCGAACGAGGGTGTAATCGATCGTGCCCAGGTCGACGAGTACACCAAGCTCAACCCATATGTGGACGTCGAAATGCGCGTCGCGGGAACGGAGAAGTATGAGCTGACCAACTCGCTCACTCCGCTCGAGAACATCGCGCAGAGTCGCAACGTCCGCGACTACCTGAACAAGGCATGGACGCTCGGGGTCGATCAGAATCTGAAGGTCCGTGGAGTGCTCCAGAGAAACCTCGCAGAGGACGAGCTCCCGTACCTCGTCATCCTGACGTTGACCGTCATCGAGGTCAGCGGATGCAACCTGCACACCATCGCGTATGCAGACGCTGTCTGCGCCTTGAAGACTATGGGGATCTACCCCTCGTTCAAAGACGTAGAGCTGAACATTCCGAAGTCCAGGATGATGTGAGATGACCTGCAAGCGTGTCTACTTCGCCTCGACCGGTCCCGACCCCTCGATGAACTTTCTGGGGTCGAGCCCGTACGCAGGGGACGTCGGCGCCACGGGTATCGTCCTTCCTCCTGATCCGTCTACCAGCGAAGCCACACGGTACCTGGTACGAACCGCAGGGTTCGCCGTTCCCCCAGGATCGGTAGCCAGAGTCGTGTGGATACGACAGCTAGTCACGATCGGTACAACGGTCAGCGTCGAGCAAAATGGACCGGACTACCCGATCGAACTGCCTGTCGTTGATCCGTTCTGGCACTTCCTGGACGGAGACGTCAGCTGGCATTTGCGACGGCAGCCTGGCTACGAACGTCCGAACAGAGAGTTTTTCGCGGACACGGCAATCGCGAGACCGTACAGCTACACGAGGGACGCCACAGGTCCTGCCATCGTGGCACGACTGCTTCCTGTGAGCGCTGGCGGTCCTGGATACCTCGCCCTGAACGGGGGTGTCCCCTACGGTGCCGAGCTCGCCGGCCTCGGAACGTTTCGCGACCTGCGGTACCCGTGGACGACATCGATACCACCGGACACCAATCTTGACATCCAAGTCGTTGGTCCATGCAAGGTCAACCTGTACGCGTCCGTGTACCAGACGGATCCGGATCGCCGTCCTGATCCTCCGGTGATTATCGAGGGACCATGGACTCGGCCCGAGGATTCCTTCGTGTGGCGCTTCCCTGAGGCTCGATACTGGAGGGTAGGAGCGGAGCTGGCCGTCGACTTCTGTGACAGCCCAGAGCGTTGCAGGTGGTTCCAGAATCCGTCGCTGCCTACGCCCCCACCGCGGGCCACCTTCGTCAAGAAGTCATCCGAGGAGGGTGGTGAAGAAAACGGCGATGAAGAAAGTGGAGGCGAGGGTGGTGCAGTGGAGCTCGGAGGTATTGGCTGATGCTGAGCTCCAATGATGTCCTCGGCATGTTCGAGTTCCCGATGGTGTCGGGCGATTCCGACCTCGATCGGAGTTGGATTCGAGCGTCGAGCGACATCAACATGAGCGATCGCAGCGGTCGTCGCTACTGGCTTCACTACATGACGTTCAATCCGATCACGGGTGAGGATCGTCATTGGGGTGGTGCCATCGGAACGATCGCGAGCTGGATGCGTGTGGCCCAAGATGGCATGAACGCGCTCATCAGCTTCTTTCCGTTCGCTCCTGGCATCGTAAAGGACACGGGCGTCTACGATTGTCAGACGGCCGCACTCAACACGGTCGCGCGCCATTGGTACCGAAGGGATCTACCTGTCCCTCTCCCGCGGACGACTCCGCTCGAATGGCCGGAGTTTCTGCTGTACGTCCAGGCGAGTCCAGCGATGGATCAGGCCCTGCACTACAAGTGGAACAATCCAGAAAACCCAAACATGCCGAAACTGGGTACCCCTGGATATCGGTGGGTCCTATGGAACCCAGCGGTCTACACGCCAGCTCCGGCACCAACAACCTGTTCAGAGTGGAACAGCCAGGTCAAGGGCCTTGCTGATACACCATGGCCGACACCCGTTCTACCGGGTGGCGACATAACCCCGGAGATTCCGACTGAAGTCGGCGGAACCGAAGGAGTTTCTGCCGGCGACCAAACGACTGCCACGACGACGCAAGAGGGGGGGGTCAGCCCTCTTTTGATCGCTGGAGGCATCGGACTCGGCGCGCTCGCCCTGTTGTGGGCGCTGAAGGAGTGATCATGACTGCAGATCTCAATTCCATCTTCGTCAGTGCCCCCGTCGCAGCGCTAACGACAGGCTCGCAACAATGGAAGACGTTTCTGACGGAAGTCAGCTGCGATCTGTCTTCTCCTGGAACTCCGGTGCGGCTTGCGTACGCAACGCGTCCAGCTGTGTCGGAGCCTCAGGGAATCTACAAGTACGGCTATGTCGACACCGATTCTGACACGGTGATCTACCTTCTGGAGATCAGTCTGCTCCGGTGGCTGCAGGCCATGTACGGGGTACGCGACTACGGCATCGAGCCGAGCGGCGTCTTCGACTGTCAGAGCGCCAAGGCCATGGTGCTGTACGCCAGATGGCTGCAAGGCATCGAGCTCGCCGACGCAGACGCCTACAAGCCTGGACCCGTCGAGGCGCAGCACCTGCTCAGTTCGAGCGAGCCTTTGAACTTGAGGGTGGTCGAGAAGGCACGCCTGACGGATTCGATGGTAAATGCAGCCTACATCGCCATCCCGGACGAGGCCTACTCTGCTCCGCCGTTTCAGGCCGGATGCGGCTTCGTTCATGGATACGAGGGCACTGGCGGCTCAACCGTGTGGGCGCCAGTCCCGAGCGATTCCCAGGGAATGCAGCTCGCTGGCTACAGCGAGGGAGCGGAAGAGGGAACCAACTGGCTGCTCTGGGGAGGCCTCGCTCTCGGGGCCGTCGGAGCATTCATGTTCGGTTCGACCCTCTTCGGAAAGAAGCGTGGGTGAAGCATGCTACCCCCGAAGCCGGACAGTGTGCGTGACCACCAGTACGTGGTCCAACCTGGCGACAGCGCATCGAAGATTGCTCAGACCATCACGGGCGAGTGGCGCCGGTGGCCCGAGCTCGTTGGAGCAAACATGCACCTGGGCACCGTGGGAAGCCCGGACGTGCCCTACCGCGTGTTCCGCCAGCTGCAACCAGGAGATCGCTTGTACATTCCGTCAAGCTGGCCTGGCCCAGGCAACGTAGGTACCAGGCCACAGTACGAAGCCATCAACGACATTCTGACCCCTATCTGGTCGCAGATGGTCACGACGTGGGAACAGCAGCGCACCGCTGGGGTTCCCATTCCGGCCCGGCTGCCCACCCAGGAGCAGATGGCGCACATCCTCTACTCGTGGTTCCCGACCCTGCAGTCGCAAGTCGATCCTGCGGCGCCTCCAATCGAGCAGAACCCAGCGTACTGGACTGCACTCATTGCTCAGGCGATGTCGAAGGCTATTCAGTGGCTCGCCAACTCGAAGGCTGATCCGGAGACGGCCTCAAATATTCCATGGGAAAGCCCGGTCGTATGGGAGTTTCCATGGCAGGGTCTTCGGGATCTCTCCCAGCAGGCCGGAATCACGTTCATGAGCCTTCTCGAGTTCATGATGAACGCGATGAAGGGCACTGCTGCGCAGACGCCAGGCAACCTGTCGTTTCTGGTTCCGACCGGAGGCTTCGTAATCGGTCCGCATGGATTCGTTGGGGAGCCTCCTCCAGTACTCACCACGGACTGGTCCAACCCGGCTTACCAGGCCATTCCGTGGGACGTACTTGCTCAGGCACCGCGGGAATTTCTCACTGCACTGAGCGATCCACGAGTTGCTCCGTGCATCCAGCAAGCCGGCGCCGCTGCTCGTCTGCAAAAGATGATCGGCTGCAAGGATTGCTACATTGGCAAGGGAACGGATCAATTTGTTGCGGGCCTGTGCGGAACTGGCGATCCGTGTGCCTGCAATGTTCCTCCCCTTCCAACGCCACCGGAGCCACGTCCACCCACGGACGAGGAACCAGAGGTGACGCCTCCCGCAGAGGCCGAGGAAAAGAAGTCGAACACCCTGGCCTACATTGGGCTGGCAGGGCTTTTGGGTCTTGGAGCGATCTGGCTGCTCAAGAAGTGAGGACACATGATCTACACAATCAAACCCGGTGACACGCCTGCTTCGGTCGCAAGCGGGCAGCTCGGAAGCCCTGACCGCTGGCCGGCTCTGCTTCAGGCCAATCCCGACATGCGACGGCAGTTGGTACGCGGTCAGATGACCTTCCACCAGGCGGACTGGCAAGCAGGTCGCCAGATTCGCATCCCTTCCGGGACCATCGGTCAGAACGGAGCGGCGGATTTGCTCGAGGCAGGCTACCGCGCCGGCATGGGGTACGAGGAAGAGCCGCCTGATGAGGCCACCGCCACTGCATCTACTGCTGGGCAAACCTGCAACCCGGGGTCGGCGATCACACAGGTCAAGCCCTACGTCTACGTGGTGCAATCCGGGGACTTTCCGAGCACCATCACGACCAAGTGGGGCATCGAGACGGGCGGCCAGGGAAGACCATGGAAATGGCACGAGCTGCGACGGGCCAACGCAGATGATCCTGATGGGTTCATGCTGGATCCATATGGAGCCTGTGTGTGGGTGAACTGGCGCGCCGGCAAGAAGCTGAGGATCCCCGCTAGTTGGCCGGAGCCTCCAGCCAGCATGAAGGGCAACATGGTGCCCTACAACCCGAGCGAATTCGGTAAGGGAACAGGGGAGGGTGGAACTGGCCCTGGCGAGGCTGGGGTGGAACCCGTGTCGTGGAGCGGGGCCGGGCTGGAATCTGGGGGCAGCGGAATCGTCATCGCGGCGCTAGCTGCAGCGGCTGGTCTCGGAGGCTGGTTGCTCGTCAGCGTGCTCGGAAAGAAGAAGAGGGGCTGACATGGCGTACGAATTCAGCGAGCTTCGGCTCTACCACCACAATGGGCTGCTCCGCCGCATCTGGTCTCACTTGTGTCGCATCATCGAGACACGTGTTGAGCACTGCCTGCTCATCAACGGTAGGATCGCAGATCTCACCAGGGGACAGATCGTCTACTTCTCCGCGGACAACACGGCCATGCTGGCCAGCGCGGCTGCGGTAGACGCTCATCCGGACTGGGCTGGTGTCGTCGTCGAAAACGCACAGGGCTCCGGAGAGGTCGGCCCGATCCGAACCGACAACGTCGCCTACGTTCGCTTCGAGGCTGGCCTCGCAGCACCCGCCCCAGCGGCTGGACAAGAGGCCTACCTGTCAGCGACGGAAGCAGGAAGCGCCACCAACGCGCAGCCCGCTGTCGAGAACACCTGGATCTCGAAGATCGGTGTCATCGTCGACGCCAGCACGTATGGGGTTGGGACCCCGTTCTGCTGGGTGCTCCTCAACAACTGCTGCGACCTGCCGATCGTCTAGGAGGTGAGCTGTGTTCAAGGCTGTCCAACTTCATCATCATGACTCGGGCTTGGTCAAGCAATGGAACAAGCTCAACGCGTGGATTCAGCGCCGCATCGAGCACTTTCTTGGAACCAATGGATCAGGAGGAGCTCTGCTGCGTGGACACGTCGTAGCGATGGTCGGCGATCGTTCCGTTCAGCTCACCGACGATTCCGATCCAGAGGCGCTGTACGCAGGGGTGTCGGCCATGGCAGCAGACAACGGTGACAACGTCATCGTGCGCACCGACAACCTAGCCTACGTGCTGTTCGAGGATCAGCTCAATCCGGTGGCGGGTCAGCCGTGCTACGTGTCAGCCACACCAGGGCTTGCCACCGACACCAACGTGGGCCCAGTTGTAACGATGCAGCTGGGAATCATCTTCGATGCAACGCCCTACGCCACCGAACAGGCTTGCTGGGTCTTGCTCAACAAGTGCTGTGATCCAATCGAACGAGGGTAACCATGCTGACCGTTCCTACGCTCTTTCACCCCAATGGCAGGCTCGTCAATGCATGGCGTGGCCTGACACGACGCCTGCAAACCACTGTCGAAGTCGTTCGGGTATCCAACACCACCGGCGCAGACTTCGTCCGCGGACAGGTAGTCTATCTGTTGGGCAACAGACTGGTCGGACTGGCCTCAACGGCATCGACAGACACGGCGCGGGCCATCGGTGTACTCGTGGAGGACATCCCAGACGGCGCCAGTGGCATTTGTCGATGCGACAACGTCGCCTACGCCATGTTCATCGGCGGGATTGCCCCTGCCGCGGGAGACCGCGTGTGGATCTCTGCCACCCCCGGGAGCCTGCAGGTGGCGGCGCCCGGAACCATCGACTACTCCCTCGGCATCATCAAGAGTGCTGCCGACTACGTTGATCCCGACAACCTCTTCTGCGAGGTATTGCTCGATCGGTGCTGCGCACCGCAACAGAACGTCGCCTGATCTGGAGGACTCAAATGGACGTGATCGAACTCATCACCAGCGACCTGAACCTGGCTCGGTCGTGGCTGAAGCTCATGAAGCTTCTGCAAAGCTACGTCGGTGACATCGGGCTCGGAAATGTGGCCTACGTAGACGCCGAGAACGGCAATGATCTGGACGCCAAGGTGGGTTCGTTGACCCATCCATATGCGACCGTCCAGGCTGCCGTCACGGCAGCGGCAGCGCTCGGTGCCGGCGTCACCAAACAGGTCTTCATCGGACCAGGAACCTTCGTGGAAGACGTGGTGATCCCAGCGGGAACCACAAACATGATCATCGAAGGGAGCGGGATCTATCAGACGATCCTTCTGTCTGCGGACACAGGACCAACGCTCTCATTGACTTCGGCGGCAGCAGGACTCGCCGAGAGCGGCATCGTCGTCAAGAACATGTGGATTCAGAAGAGTACAGCTGATGCCGTGTACGCCGTCGACTTCGATGGCACTCTTCGCGATGATGCATTCCTGGCTGAACCGCTCGAGTTCAAGAACGTCATCATCGTGCGCGCAGGAGGCTCCGACAACTGCTTGCACTTGACGAGACTCAACTACGTCTACTGGGACCGGGTGAGGATTGGTGATCCAGCTGGGCTCGGTGGTGTGCAAGACGCGACGTGTAACGAGGTGGGCCGCTTGTACGCGAGCGATGTAGAGGCAGGCAACCTGACGCTGGACTTCGACTACACTGGAGCCCCTCCACAGCTCTACGACACCTCAGCGCTGGTTCACACGAGCGTCACGCAATCGCTCAACGTCAACAACCAGCAGCTCGTGTTCATAGGCAATGACGCCCAGGTCGCCCTCATCACTGCCAGAACTGTCCTCATTGACGTCGCAGGTAACCCCATCTGGGGCTACGTGGATTGCCAGGGGTTGGTTGGAATCGTCGATGGTCAGCACACGCATGAGGCTGCAGAAGGTGCCCTTGCCACACAGATCGTTGCCCGATTCGACAAGGCGAGGATCTCAACCACGTTCTCCTACGCTGATGACGGAGCGGACACCGACACCCGCTTCATCGTGGCTGCGAACGGAGCCGTGTTCACATCGACCGCCGCCGACTCCATCGTGGCCGGCAACTACTGCGACCTCGATCTGAAGGGTGCAACCTATCCGAACCAGGAGTGCCTCGACGTCTCTGGTGGTGGAACTACCGGTACGATTGACCGAAGTGACTGGGTGCAGACGGATGCGGCCGTCGCAGGCGGCGCCATCGTGTTCCACAACGGGGATCCGACCAACATCCCATATCCGGCAGGTGTGACCGGAGCGGGCTCGTACTACGTCGGGCTCGAGTTCGATACCCTAGCCGATGCTCCAGGTCAGGTGGCAGCCAAGACGGCCACCCAGTACACCCTGACCGCTACCGCTGCGAACGGAAACGTCCACAGCCATGTCGTGAGACCGTTCTCCGACGATATCGCCTGATCGATGATCTGAACCGAGGTATCCCATGGCAATCACGATTCGTCCCACGTCGCTCGAGACTTCGGACAAGCAATTGGCCAAGGCCTGGCTGGCCCTGCAAAAGCGTCTACAGGCATTGGTGTTGTCCTTGGTGACCGGAGCCGGTCAGTCGACAACGATCTACGTCGACGCCGTCAACGGAGACGATGCCACTGGGGTCCGCGGATCGATCCTGAACCCGTTCGCGACTGTCCAGGCTGGACTTGCTGCTGCCATCGCAGGAGACACCATTTTGATCTCCCCAGGAACCTACGCAGAAAACGTGGTGATTCCAGCGACAGATCGTCTCACCATCGAAGGGGCCGGAGTCAACACGATCATCAATGGAGGAGCGACGTTCGCCATAGGATGTCTGTCCAATTTGACACGTGCGACAATCAGGGACATTCGCGTCATCAACAATTCAGCGGGTGATCCTGCAGTCGTATTTTCCTATGACGGGCAGGCGTTCGACACCGCGTTCAGTGACCTGCTTCAGTTCATCAACGTCGAAGTGGTGAACAGCGGAGGTGGAGAGTCCTTCCATCTTGAGTCGCTGAACAACTTCTCGATGGAGAATTGCCGCACGACAGGACTCATCGGAGTGGAGCTCGTGCACAATGGCACAATCACCGGCCACGTTGGTGACACCTTGTTCACCGAATACGATCCGATCAACGAGGCACCCATCCCCGCGCAAGGACTCGGTGTGATTGTCATCGAACAGAGCGTATTCTCTGGCCTGGTGCAGCTCGGAGACATCCCGGGAACCGACGTCAACATCGGCGTTCTACGAATTGAGTCGGACTGCGTTGTTGGATCCCTGCTCGGCATGGTGACCGACGAGGCTGCATTTCCAGACAGTGGTCGCCTGATCTTCCGTGGAACGTGCTTGGACGGAGCTGGTGGTGATTTCAACGCCAACTTCGATGACGCAGGGGCAAGCCACTGGGGATATGACTTCGACCATTCGAGATTCGAGGGAACGATATCGTGTCTCGAGCTCGGTGGAGGCCAGGTACTCACGGTGACAGCACGAAACGCCGTTTTGCTGAACACCATCACGGCCGACAATGGATCAGCGCTGGACATTCGGAACTCCACCTTCCTGCAGGCCAACCTGGCCTCAGCCGGAGGCGTACCTGGCACCATCGATCGAACTCTTCACCGTGAAGACGTTGCAGCAGGTGGGGGCGCGGTCGTCTTTGCCTGTCCGTTCGGATCAGCAAACTACAATGTGCCAACCGAACTCGCCAACCGCTTGGATGGTCCTGTGGATATCCAAGCCAAGGCCAATACCGGATTCACCGTGACTCCGACCGCAGCGAACGGTGCGCTTCACTGCACTGTCATCATGCAGGATCCGTGATAGGCTCGCTGAACACAAAGGAGATCTCTCATGGAACATAAGAGCATCGAAACCGTTGAGCCCCTTCCTGATACCCTTCGGGAAGGAGAGACAGTGAGCCTGTGCAGCGGCGGTGGGTGCTGCCCTCAGGCAACGTTCTGCCAGGATGGACCTGTGTGCGTCTTCGAGGGCGACCGTATCGTCAAGCTCAACTATCACCAGGCGGCCGAGCTCTGCAAGGCGCTGATCGAACGGGGATACGCTGGACCATGATCTGGCTTCTGCTCTTTCTGTTCGGCGCGGCAGGACTGACCATTGTGATCAGTCTCTCCAAGATCGCTGCGCCGATCAGAAGGGTCTACCCAACACTTCTCGAGTGCCCACTGTGCACTGGCACATGGGTTGGTTTTTCCGCTGGCGTCCTTGTCGTCCTGCAGGACCGGCTTCCTGCGCCGGCCCTATACATAGGCAAGGCCGTTGCCTTCGCTTTCTCCGTCGCGCTCGTGGCCTACCTGGCTGGGACGTGGCTCAGGGAGCACGACCGACCACATGACTGATGGCGTCCACCTCTCTATCCGACCTCACAGAAGACACCCGCAAACGGGTGGAAGCCCTGCTGCAGGCAGCGGCAGTTGAGGGGATCCGGACGCGCGTCGTATCCACACTCCGAACGTGCGACGATCAGAACGCCATCTATGCCAAGGGGCGCACTTCTCCTGGAAGCATCATCTCGTATGCACAAGGCTGCCGAAGCTGGCACGTCTGGGGCAGAGCCGCCGACCTGGTCGTGCTCGACGACAACGGAGCCGCTGTGTGGAACGGGGCGGACACTCGCTACGACCGCTTAGGGGAGATGGCTCGCGAGATCGAAATGCGATGGGGTGGAGACTTTCCCAACTTTCGTGACGCTGGTCATTTTGAGTACCATCCCGGGCTATCGATTCGTGAGCTGTGCCCCGACCCGGCCCGATGCCATGAACTGGTCGCGGGCATTCCGACGCCACAGGTGCCCCAAGAAGCCATCGAGCCAACGACCCACATGAGAACATCACGAAGCAGCGCGCTTCCCATCGTCGCCGGCCTAATCATCGGAGGCGGCATCGTTGTGCTGCTTGGAGGAAAACGATGAGCACTCCGATCAGCGACTCATGCCACCAGCAGCTTGGCGAACAGGCTGCGATGGAGACGGAATGGAAGGCGTACTGGATCTTCCTACGGGAGCGGTTCAAGCGATATACCCCAGACGCACTGCCGGAGCTCGACAAGATCGAGCCAGGACCGCTTGAGGGATGGGAGGCAGGGGGCGTTCCAGACGTTGTCCTGAAAGCAGAGCAAGAGGTTCTACATACCGGAGGACCGGATTTCGTCAGTTTCGACGATCTTGCTCATGCACTCATTCAGCACGTTCCCGGATGGGACAACGCAACGTGCTCCATGGATTGGCAGGCGTACGCGTGCTACTGCGCATGGCTCGCGCAGTACGACACCATCAAGCTCAAGGCCATATTGGCCCGGCAAGCTGCGGGGCAGACCCCATGGGAAGACGCTGGAAGCCCCTGCCCTGCGTCGGCCAAGCAGGATCCGAAGTACGGCCAGGTGGCACAGGAGAAAGTCAATTGGGACCGCTGGATCGCAGTAGGCGGTCTGGTAGTCGCCACGATCGGGCTCGTCTGGATGAGCTCGAAGAGGTAACCATGTCCGGATGCAAGATCCCGGTCGACCAGGCGTACACGACGAGCCTTCGCATCGTCCTGTCGCGCGAGTACGTGCGCAACTGGGGATCGGTCGAAGCGTTCGATAAGGACTACGAGCAGGGCACGCTCGTGCTGGGACCGTATCTGGTCGGATACGCCGACCAACTGATCTCCGCCTGTCGCTACGGAGGAGTCGTCCCCGGACTCTACTTCGACGCGGATACCACACGGTGCGTGCAGGACTGGGTTCAGTTCGCATGTTTCTCCAACTGGTACTCCAAGCTCGGCGATGAACAGCGCGCGATCGTGCTCAAGGAGCTCCGGAGTGGCAACGCGCCGACATTCATGCTGTGCGACACCCCAGACTCGGCCTGCTGCCGTTCGGAGATCTACCAGGACGAGCTCTACACTGGCATGCCGGATGGAAACGCCAGTGGCAAAGCAGGGATCCTGCTCGGCCTAAGTGCTGCGGTCGCCAGCATATTCGGCTTGCTATGGCTGCTGAAGGGGAGATCATGAGCACAACGCAAAAACGCATCGCTCCGATGAGCATCCAACCCCACGTATTGATGGGGCGGGAAGGTATGCGGCCACTCGTGGCTGGTCTACTCAACGGCCAGCATCCCGACGGCTCTCCCATCATGCCAGAGCAGCGCACCACACCTTTCCGCATGCCGGACATGAACGGTGATCAGACTACCTGGCAAGTCACCTATCCGAACGGCAAACGAAGCTACGCACGTCGAGTCATCCGAGGGGTTGGTCTGCACTACGACATCGGCCACAAGCTTCTCTACATCGAATTGGTGCGACCCTTGTTCGATGCAGAGCTCAAGGGCGTCACCGAGCCCGCGTCCCTGGCCGTGCAGGCATTCAAGAAGCAGACGGGACAACAGTTCCCTCTCGAGCGACTTGATCTGCCAAAGAATGTTGTCCTGCGCGGACGACTCGACGGCCTGATCATGAGTCGCGTAGGTGTGCTCGCGAAGACAAGCAAGATGGGCTGCTACTCGATGAACCAGCCCGCTGGCCCACAGCGCAAGTGGAAGGGGTCATGCCCGGCTAGCGCGTTCGGGTTTGCGATGCTTCATGAGAGCGAACGTGTCCAGGCCCGCATCGAGTCCAGGATCGATGCTCCAATCAACCCTGAGCTCAGCATTTGCAACGGATGCTATGCGTTGAAAGGCGCCTATGGCAACCCGAGCCAGCAGTCGCAGGTTGAGGTCCGCCGGCAGTTCTTCGACGTCATGCTCAACCTGGATCCAATTGGCCTAGTCGACATATTGGTGTTCGCGATTCGTGTCAGCCAGGCCAAAAGTCGCATGATGCGTATGCGGCTCGAGAAGCGTGGACTCAAGCGAAAGCTGGCAGATGTTCCGAACCCTGCTTTCTTCCGTATCCACGATGCCGGAGACTGCTACTCGTCCGAGCTGTTCCTCACATGGATCAAGGTCGCTCAAGCAATGCCTGATACCGTCTTCTGGATGCCCACCCGCATGTGGCTCATCCCAAGCGTACTCGGCCCACACCTGCACTTGGTTCCGCCGAACTTCATTGTGCGACCGAGCGCATTTCACTTCGGCGACGCTGTCCCCGCGGTCGCTGGCTATGCACAGGGAGCCGGAGCCACCTTCATGAGTCACGAGCTCAGCGCAAAGGATATCAATGCTGCTCGTGAAGTCGTTGGGGAACTCGTGCGCATTCCAGGAGGAAAGAAGATTGGAGGCAAGGGATTCATCTGCCCAGCGTACATGCCCGAGCACTGGGGTGGTGGCCTTAGAAAGGTCAGGGGCAAGCCGAAACTTGCGGGTGGAGGATGTACGAGGGCACAAGGAATCGGCACACAACAACGGCCAGAAGACAAGGGTGGAATAGGATGTCGCGTCTGCTGGCTCAATCCTGACGTTCGCGTCATCTACCCGGAGCACTGAGCATGGCATTGGCACGCATAGACGAGCAGCAATACAAACGTGAACAAGGATACGTGGATCTGCGCACGCCCGACAGCTGGTCCTACGTCATGGTCCACGTCATGCACATCGAAGAAGATCCTTCGCAGCAACGTTCGCAAATCCTAGCGGATTGGTACTTCGTGTGGACGGGTAAATCGACGGAGTTCCTACGCTGTGTGCAAGCATCGCTTGGTGCAACTCAGTCGGGCATATGGGACTGCGATACCTATGCCGCTCTCGTTAGAGCCTTGCCGCACAGGCCCTACCAAGAACGTGGGGTTGCCTATCTCGACTACATGGACGCATGGCAGATGTTCCAGGAGTCTCCCATCCTGCGTCGACAGATCTCTGCAGCGATCGGTTTCCCCGAAAGTGCATTCTCACGGACGCCCATTGCCACAGGACCCAGGTCCGTCGTGTACGTGTACACGAACTTTTTGGCGTACGAAGCACCACCGGATGCTCGCTGCGAATCCATTGGAATCACTCCTGCTCAGTTCGCGCCGGAAAGCGACGAACCGGAAGGCGTACATTCGGGGCAACCGGAGCAGTCCTCTCCGTGGCCGATGCTCGGCGCGATCACCGCGGCGTTCACCATCGGAATCGCGCTGTATCACGATTGGAGAAAGTGATGGCAAACATACCCCAGAAGTGCTGGTCGATTCCTGGGTTTGCAGCGAGGCATGACTCCTGTCTGACCGAGGCACAACGGCTTGCGGCGAATCTCGAGTGGGATCCACTCACTCAGACCGCAACATCGATCTGTGGACCGGACATCAGCCAGGAAGCCTGCGAGGCACTGCTGTTCGACGACTGCCGTCGGCAGATCGTGCAGGACTGCGAACGTGATCTCCCCGCTGGCGCATCGACTGAACCTTCTGAGTCAGACGACCAGGGCTCGCCAGCACTTGCGATCGGCACATTCGCCCTCATTGGTCTCGGCACATGGCTGTTGTTCAAAAAGGTGTTCTGATGGTCCAGATCCCATGGCAGTGCTGGGAAGTTGAAGGCTTCAAGTGGGTCCACGATGAGTGCCTCAAGAAGTGCCAACGAGTGGCCGCAGGGTTCGTCAGGGGCGAAACAGTTGTCGAAGGTATTTCCCTCGAGCTCAGCGACTGTGAGCCTGGAATGCCACAGTCCCAGTGTGAACAACTTCTATTCGACGGCTGCATCCGGGACGCCATCGAACAGTGCAAGACCCGGCTTCCACCGGAAGTCGTCGCTGAGATCGAAGGACGAAAGCCAGCCTCGCTAGGATTCGGTCTTGGAATAATCGGTGTGCTCGCATTGGCGATCATCATCACGGGTAAGGTGGCAAAGTGAGAAACGATCCCAAGAAAGCGGCCAAGCTTGCTCTCAAGGCACTCACCCCGCTCAACCCACCAGTCGTTGGAAATCGTCTCGAGCAGATCAGGCTACAAATACCTGAGATGGCGCTACGGCTGCAGACAGACGGAGTCAACGTCTCGAGCCTCACAGAGGACCAGTGGCGTTCCATTCTGGTGGCACAAGGCATCGATGAAGAAGACGCCACAGAAGTGCTCGAGGACATCGCGAGCTGGGGAGTAACAGACGAGGTGTGATATGCGACGACGATCACGACGTGGCACCGTAGGATTCAAGCTGATCGAACGACGTCTGAGAGCGCGCCCCATCGGCATACTACCCGCCCACGGTGTTGCCGGACCAAGCTGCTCAGTCATGCAGCCAATCACGGATGTCAAATCCTATCTGTATGTCGTGCAGCCGGATGACCTCGACGGGGTAGGTGCCATAGCTGACAAATTCGGCGTGGAACCGAAACGTGGATTCGATGAATTGCGGCGCGCCAACCTCGACGGCTTCGAATTCGCGACGGACGAAAACGGGTGGTGCTCGTTCCAGAACATCAAAGCGGGAGACCTCGTGAAGATTCCAGCATGGTGGCCGGACGCAGACATCGATCCGACGATGCTCGCGAGACTCGACGGATCACCAATGGCCACAGCGTACTCGGCACCGTTCGGGGTAGGAGCGCGCATCATGCCTACACGGCGAGTTCATGTCCTGGATCGATTCAGAACCCCGCAGCCCCCGACTGCACAGGAGCCAGGATGGGGCGGACAAGATCTCTCGATCATGGTCAACTATGTCGAGGTCGCCGCACGACGTGCATACAACGGCCCGAATGCTGCAATCCTCGCACCAGACAGGATCGAGGCGTTCATCACGCAGCATTGGCCGAGCATGGCCCACCTGCAGAGCTTCATTGTCGAACGTTCGCCTGGGCAGGCTGACCTGGGGGAAGTCGTCGCCTGGATGTATCTGTGTTCTCAGTTTGGAATTCACTGTGCGTAGGAGGACGTCGTGACAGACCCTGTTCGCAATTTGACTCCAGGTGGAACCCCAATGGTTCCCAGCCCGTCCAATCCAATATGCGCCTCGCATGAACGCAGGCTCGAGGCCATCGAGCGGAGACAAGGAGAGTTCGAGAGGGAACGCGAGAAGGACTCCAAGCTGATCCGCGAAATGCACAGCGGAATGGGACGCATGCTCGAAGAAGTGGCAGCAGCCCGACGCGCCGCCGAACGTTCAGCTGATGAAACAGCGCGGCACCACGAGCAGATCCGCCAGGAAAGGCTCGAGCTCGAGCGCGCAAGGATCGAACGAGAGCACGAACGGGAGCGCGAATCCTTTATGTCGCTTCCGGAGATCGATCCGGATGCTCCAGACATCGTCACGGGCATGATGGACCGCCCTCAACTCATCGCCTACAAGCACAAGCGCGATTCTCAGATCAACGAGTTGCGGGCAGACCTTGAACTGCGCGACCGCCAGCGCGAAGCCGAACGCAAGGAGCTCGAGGCGCGCCATGCGAAGGCGGAACAGGAACGCGAAGAGGCCGAAGCCAAACGTGCTGAAGCCGAGGAAGCGAAGCGCCGCAAGCAAATCCAGTCCTACGTCGCCGTTGCAATCTCGATCTCGACGGCGATCATCTACATTGCTCAGCTACTTCTGAAAAAGTGAGGTTCCCATGTGGAAGTGGAAAGTAATCGAAACAGTCGGCGCAGCGACTCTCGCTGTGATGATGGCATGTTTTTCCTTTCTGATGATCTTGGGCTGCGCGATGCTTCTGCCTACTGGATGCGGAAAAGGAGCCCTGGTGTGCTCCGCGATCGACATCGCACATACCGCATGCGATACCTTTCCGATTCGCTACATGGGACCGGACGGGAAGGAACACGTAGTGTACGTCCCGAAAGAAATGCTCCAGCGCACCGCAGAACGAGCAGCAGCGCAGCAAGCTGATGCAGGAGCTGATGGGGGCGCGCCATGAAGTACGGCTGGCTATTCGAAGAGCCCGACCACCGAGACTGGGACATCTCCAAGATGTTCGGCAAGGTGGGAAACATCAGCATCGGTGCCGCTTCGCACATGAACGCGCGAGTTCCACGTGGTTACCAGGAGGGTACCGCGAGCTGTTTCGGATGGACGCTGCGTGCGATGACCTACCAGTACCTGCGCGTGCAGGGTGGAACAGCTGCTGCAACACCTGTTCCTAGCGCCAAGTGGTGCTACGACGTCGCGCGGCTCGAAGAGTACGCTGGCAAGGATCCCGACGAGGTGCCCCCGTTGGTCGACATCGGATGCTATCCGACGCTCGGCATGAGGGCACTGCGCCGGCAAGGATTCGTCGAGGAGTCCGTCTGGCCATTCTCTGAAGCCTTCATCGATCGCAAGCCAGTTCCAGCGGTTCCACCGAAAGCTTTTTCCAGACGAGGCATGCAGTACTACCGAATCTGGGACTGGAACGACAACCGCTGGAAGCAAGCCAAGCAAGCGATGCTCGAAGGAGGAGCCGCAGGCATCGGGATGCGAGTTGACGAGCCGTTCATGCGGCATCGGCAAGGAATCATCACCTCGATCGATCTCGAACACTCAGCTGGACACGGGATGTCCATCCTGGAGATCTCCGACGAGGGACACATCCGGGTCGACAACTGGTGGCACAACTGGGGTCTCGATGATGAGACCGGATGGATCCATCGTGACGTCTGGTGCCACCCGATCGTATGTCCCGATGTCTTCGTGATCACTGGGATCAGCGTATGAAGAACGAGCGCAAAGTCGCGATTGGCGGCGCCGACTTCGTCCAGTTCGTGCCTACTGATGAGCTGGTGGACTACCCTGTCGAACGTGTCCGTCGCAACCCAGCACGACTCAAGACAGGCCAAGGGGTGCCACCGACAAGGCGCCCGCGGTCCAGGCCTCGAGCTCGGCGTGGCGGAGAATGGAACTTCGAAGGCATGGAGCTCTACGACGGCTTCGAAGGGTTGCTCGTACGCACGATGCTTCTGCGTAGCTCGAGGTTCGAAGAGATCAAGCGTCTGCCAAAGATCCGCTCGAGCAACGACGTCGCCAAGCTCTGCAGACATCTTGGGCTCATGGATCGCGAACACATGGTCGTGCTCTGTCTAAACCCGCAGAACGACGTTGTAGCGATCCACGAGAATGCAATCGGGCTGATCTCAAGGGCGGAGACAACACCAAACCTGGTGCTGAAGGCACCGATTCTATCGAACGCTGCCGCCATGATTCTCGTTCACAACCACCCAGGCGGTGGCATGGCCTGGCCCAGTCCAGATGACATCAAGATGGCGAATTCCCTACGCGATGTAGCAAGATGCGTTGGGATACAGCTCCTCGACAGCGTCATCGTCACCGACCAGGGACACTACTCCCTCGCGGAAGCAAAGGACATGTGACATGGACACAGCACTTGTTGTGATCTTGTTCGCCGTGAGCTCCACGGCATGTCAACCGACACCCGTTGTTCCAGTTCATCCGGTCGATCCGAAGGTGGGGGCCGGCTGCGTTGAGGCATGTGCCAACGCAGAGAATCTGCAGTGCGCAGAGATTCTCACCCCGACGCAGGGGACATGCGTCGACGCCTGCAAGAACTACGAATCCGGAGGCGGAAACTTCTGCACCGAGCTACTTGCTGGAGCGACATCCTGCGAGCAGCTCGAGCGCGTGGCCATGGAAGGCTGCGAGTGAGGTAGTTATGTTCAACCCAGTCGAACTTCTGACAAGCGATCTGAACCTCATCCGCGCGTGGAAGCGGCTGATGAAATGGCTCGTTGCCCTGATCTCGCTGCCAACTTCTGCCGCCCAGGCAGAAACCGTCTGGTACATCGATCCGACCGCAGGTGACGACGGCAATGGTGGCCAGAGTGCCACTGATGCCTTGCAGACGTGGGCCGAGTTCGACCGTCGCACAGGGGTCTCCAAAGGACTGTGGGTCCTACAGCACCAGGTCACGGTCAACATTCTTGGAACGCTTCCTACGACTGACCTCATCACGATCGATCTCACGGTTGGCGCCTCAGGGATGCTCGACATCGTCGGGGTGCTCACCGCGGTGGAGACACAGACCACAACTGCGTACGGCGCAGACTTCGCCAACAACCTACCGCAGAACATCACTGCAGCTGGATGGGCGCCGCAGGTTGGTAACCTCATCATCTTCGACACTGGGCCAGCGGCCGGTGGCCACTGCTGGGTTGCCAAAGACTTGGGTGGAGGTCAGGCATGGATCAGCGCGCCTGCCACGCTCATCTACCCATGGGAGCATTTGGGCGGCCTTGTCACTCCCACCGCGCTTGGCGGAGATGACTTTACGGTCTACTCGATGCCGGAGATCACGATCGATTCAGTGACCTGCCGAGGAGCCACAAGCGACGCGTTTCCACCGGTGGCGCTGAGCGCTGTGAGATTCCAGTACCTGGACGCAAAGAGCGTTCTGCCAGCCGGAATCATGCAGACGAACGGAAACCGCATCAGCGTGATCTTCAGAGCTTGCCGCATCGAATACTTGTATGCGGCGTGCGGAACCATCGTGCAGAACTCAAACCAGTACTCGTGGTTCTCGGTGTTCGACGGATTCTCGAACACGATCGAGTCCGGACTCGCCTATGAGATCATCGTGAACCAGGCAGGTGACCTACGAATGAGCAGCTGGCCCCTGATGGTCGGGGGCAGGTTGTTGGTTGAGGAGACAGGAGCAGTGCGCGCTCGAGACATGCTTGGGATCTACGACAGCTGGGAGAGCGGACTGCACGTGAATCTGGACGCCCATGCGGAGGTTCAGTCTCGACTCCACGGCGATGGCAACACGGACTACGGGGTTGACTCCGCGGGCACGGTGAGAGTGCAAGCTGGAGTGATTACAGGTGGTTCAGGAGACATCGTTATCAACGGCCAGGTCAAGGCCTGGGCGGAAACGCCCTACTTCGACCCCAAGAGTCTCGCTTGCGTCTTCCCGTACACGCTCACTGCGTTCACGATGGCAAATGGTGGTGAGACGATTCGAGTGGCCGGACCGATTACGGCCGGAGGTGGGCAGACCTTCCTGTTGCCTGACGCCACAGAGCAGGCCAATGCCGTACCTGGTACAACGGTGCCGGTACAGGGATGCATCGTGCCCACCAATGGGACGATCAAGAACCTGCGGGTGCGTGTCGACGCTGCACCTGGAGCTGGTCTTCCTGTCACGATCTGGAGAGTACCAGTCGGAACAAGTGCGCCAGCGGCGACAGCACTGACATGTACCGTTGGAGCCGCAGCACTGGAAGCCGCAGACATCACCCACCAGCTGACAGTCGAGCCAGGGGATCTGTTGGTTCCGGAACACAACAATCCGGGTGGGTCCGCGGCGGGCAACATCAGCATTGCCTGGGAGGTCGCATGACACAGCTCATCGAAATCGCACGTCCAGACGACCACGATGCCCTCCGGCAAGCCTTCTATGCCAACGCACTGAGCCTCGCAGGGCTGGAGGCAGCCAAGATCGAAGATCGACCTACATGGCTCGAGGTCCTGGGTCCGGTCAAGACGTTCTGGGACCTCGACCGTCCCTTCCGCATCTGGAAGGACGAGCAAGGCCATGTCCACACCGAGGGGGTTTCCACATGCGGTCTCGTCGCCGAAGGAATCTGGCGACGCATGAACGTCGACCTTGCGTCGCTCTACCTTGACTATGTCTGGGGAAAGGCGATCGAGAGATCACGTGTCTACGCTCAGAAGCTTGGCGCATGGAAGACACCGCTCGCATTCCCTGGCCAACGACCGCAGAAGGGAGACACAATGGTGATCGGCAAGGGGTACTCGACGCACGCGTGCACCGTGCTCGAGACCGCAGGCGATGTGGTCTCCTCGATCGACGGAGGGCAAACCGGGTTGGATGATTTGCAGGCCATCTACATGCGGACTCGCACGTGGAGAGATCACAGGGTTGCAAGAAGAGCTTTCGTGATCGGAACATTCACCAGGGAGGTGCAAGCCTGGATCGATGTCACCAAGCTACACTACCGCGGCGAGACCTGCCTGGTGCCGAAGGGCTGGGAGTTCTGATGGGCCTCGAGGTCTACCTGCTCGACAAGGGATCCGTTCCAGGAATCGGAGCGGAGGTAGGCCGACGAGTGCGCAACGGAATCGCCAGGTACGTTAGCCCGCATGGAAGCTATCGGTACGTCTTGTACCGCAACGGCAATTCCATCGCGGCGCTTCAGGCCGTGAGCTCCGATGGTGTCAATGCCACAATCGCGAACGTGTACGTGGTCCCAACTCATCGTCGTTCGGGTATCGCATCCAAGCTGCTTGCTCGAGCGAGACGCGACTTCGTTTCGGTCGTTCACGCAGAACGCGGAAATCTGTCCGCCGAAGGCAGGGCATGGTCAGAGCATGATCTTCATGGGGGCGCGGACATACCATCTCCTAACCCATACTTCAAGCCGTTGCAGCAACAGACGTCAGAAGAGGAGCTCGCACGTGGACTCGCCCAAGAAGCAGTGAACCGAGCAGTGCCCCCGCACAAGATTCCAGACACTGTGCAGCTGCTCATCCTGCCGGAAAGGATCCAAACCTCGTACTCTCCGGTATTTGGATACAACATGCCGACCCACATGTTGGTCACCGCGGTGCTCATCGATCCCAGCACAGGAGACCCCGTGTACGCGATCGGCTCACCAGATCCATCCATCTTCATGCTGCGCATGGGCTACACGCGGCATCCAGGAAACGTCTGGACGACACGCAAGTACATGGTCCAGACGCTTCGCTACCGCTATCAGCCATGGCTCAACGAGATGAAGCCCGGGAACCTGAGTGCCGCACGTGAGCGCTACTCGAAGCTCTTTCACAAGAGCTATGGTGCGCATGTAGGAGAGATGCGTATCGTCGAGGTACGAAGCGGACCTCGCAAAGACGAAACCGTCCCGCTCTGGAGATCCGAGGTAGACGCCACCATTCGTTACGCCACGCAGGAGATTCCATGTTCCACCCCGTCAAAGGTGGCGATGTGGATCCGGAAGACCAATGACGCTTGGGGTCAGTGGCAGCCCCAGGCAATCAAGATGCTCAGCCCCAGACTGCGAAGCCATTTCAAGGATATCGTGCACAAACGCCTCGACGAGCTCGTTCTCGACGGAGTGCTCGAGCGAAAAGGGAAGTGCTACTACCAAGCAGGTGCGATCATGAAACGACGGACAGCAAAACCGAACCCGAAGATCACCCACGCCGGCACCATGGTCGACCTGGTCAAGCAAATCGCGAAGCAACCAGGGGCCCGTGTGCTGCTCGTTGGACCCGGTGCCAGTGGCAAGACAGCGATAGCCCGCCGTATCGCCCAGGAGCTGCCCAAGCTCACGCGAGCAGAGTGCGAAGAGCTGAACAAGATCTACTCGCAGACAGGGCTTGGTCCCCTGTGCGGACGCCCATTCCGAGCCCCACACTACACTGTGAGCACCGCTGGGCTTCTCGGTACCGCCAAGAGACCATCTGGGGAGGTCTCGCTGGCCACATTCGGCGTGTTGTTTCTCGACGAAGTCCAGGAGTTTCGTCGCAAGGCCGTGGAGGATGTCAACAAGGCGCTGCGCGCGAAGATCGTGGCTCCATATGGATGGCCGGCAAATCCCCGCGTTGTGATCTATTCGGCGACGGTACCCCCCAACGCGAGCCCTCAGGAGATGGCTCGTTGGTGGGGGCGAGTCCACGCAGCAGTGGGAAAGGTTGACCACACCATCAAACTCGATTGGCCGATGACCGAAACCGTTAGGTTCGGGCAGATGATGCCGCTCGAGAATCCTGTGACCGAGAAACCGTTCCGTGTCTGGATGGAGGATGGAAAACGGTTCCGCCGATACCCAGAGACGTTCGACAGCGAGAAGGAGTCGCTTGCCGCAGCCAGGGCTTTCATGAGGGCCCATAAGCCGCAGGGACACCAGGCACGCGTGAGCATCCAAGAGGGAGCAGAGGAGCTCTGGCGATGGGAGGCCAGATTCTACCGACCGAAAGGTCACAACGCCTACGAGTGGAAGTGGATGAGCCAAAAGAAGCCACCGAAGATCGACTGGAGAATGGAGAGCCCAGGCAAGGGCAGAATCGTGATACGGACGCGAGCAAAAGGCGCACGCAAGAATCCGTACGCCTGTCCGGCGAAGCCGCCCGTTCGTGGCGAGCTCACCGCGGCGAAGCGTCGCCGCATACCCAAGAACATGTTCGCGCTGCCAGAGCGCCAGGATCTCCCGATCCACGATGCGAAGCATGCGAAGAACGCGAACTCCAGACTGACACAAATGCTCAAGCGTGGAACCGTCACTGATTCGGAGTACCGCAAGGCCTACCGTAACATCATGGACGCCTATGCGTGCTTCGGTCTCGAGACTCGGACCAAACCTGCGATTCCGGTCTCCGGCGTCGCCAAGAGCAATCCCGCCGCCTACGGGCTGTTGAACAAGGACGAATCGCTTGGAGCGAAGCTGCTCGAGTACCACGGTGGGCAGAACACCGCGCTGTACGCTGTAGGCTCCTCGCTGTACGCAGGCAACGAACCCCCAAAGGAACTCTACGAAGATGCAATCGGAGAGCTCGACTCACTGCGCACGCATCCAGGCATGAAGCCTCATCGTACCTACTTGACGAAGCTGATCGGTCGGCTGCGTCGACGCGCCAAGCGTGCTGCGAAGTCCAACCCCAACTGCAACGCCGTGGTATGCGTGGGCCGTCGCAACCCAACGACCAGCCAGGCTCCATTCTGCCCAAGCTGCAAGTGCAACCCAGGCAAGAAGACGTGGGCGCAGGCCAAGTCCGACATCCTCGACTACCTGGAGCAGGAGGGGTGGAAGGTCAGCGACAGAAGGCTGAAGACCCCGCATGCCACCGATCCATACGACGACTTCACGCTCTGGTTCCGCAAGCAAGCCATCTGGCTCGGCAAGGGGAAGACGATTCGAGGGGCACACACCACCTGGCTCGACCCCCGTGACATGACCCCTCAGCAGTTCGTCATGGCAGTCACATCGCACAAGAACCCAGCCGGAATCCCGAAGGCTGTGGAGCGGTACTACAACGATGTCAAAGCCGGCAACCCCGGGTACAGCGACTCGCAGGCATGGGCGACCGCATGGAGCATCTACTGCAAGCACAAGAGGCCAGGCAGTCCCCACTGTCGACGTCCGAGCGAAACGTACATGGCCAACCCCAAGCGTAGGAGCACGAAGAAAGTCAAGCGTGCACGCAAGAACCCCACCAAGGCATCGGTGGCAAAGGTTCAACTGAAGCTGCTCGAGTACAACGAGGATCTGGTGCCGGCGCGCCAGCGCCATGTGACGACGAAGACCCTCGGTCGAGCAGACAGCTGGATCCGGATGGTGTCACGCACGATGGATCCGAATGACATGTGGAAGGCCGAGTACGTGGTGTACTTCACGGACGGAAACAGCTTCGGTGGTCGGTACGACATCTACGGCCGTATGACCAAGAACCCTCCCATTGCTCGTCGGATCAAGCAATCGTGGACATACTCGTCGGGGCGCTTGCGACCGAAGCCGAAGCAGTATGACGCGATGCTCAAGGCGTACGTTGGAGAGCGCAAGATGGCCATCTTCGGTCGCATGCTCGACAACTACGCGTTGAAGTGAGGACCCAATGCCTGACCCGATGCTCCCACGGATCGATCCAGCCGTGTATCGGCTGGTCGAGTGGTCGCTATGCCAGGTCGCGTACGTTACGGCCAAAGAACTGATGCGCGTGAGGCCGGAGACGGACATGACCGACGCCTACCAGGAGGGATGGGAACTCGCGCAAGCCCTGAATGAAAGTGGGCGCCCCCTCATCCCTGGGCAGGAACCGCAGACGGGGGTCGCCGCACCACCCGAGGTTCAGGGAGATGACCTTGTGCATTGGCCGACCCTCGTGTGCAGCCTCAACAGCTATGCGCAGCTCGAGCCGCTGGAGCGAGCCGCAGTTCGCAGCGCCATTTCCAAGGGAGCAGCGTTGTGGGAGCTCGGCATCGGGGGTTCGGCGGTGCGCACCGGTGGAAGGTTCGAACCGGCCGCCTTGTGTGATCCAAAGGCGGTCAACGATCCGGACTACATTCCGGAGCCACCATGTGTGCCGAAGGATGTTGCTACAGCGGCAGGTGTCGCAGCGGCAAGCTTCCTTGGATTCGCCGGGCTCGCTCTGCTCGTGAGGCTGCTGAGAGGTTAGTCCCCGCCCCTTGTGACAACAGGCTCGTCCTCGTCCTCGTCGTCGTCGTCATCCTCTTCGCTCACGTCCGGATCTTTGCCTTCGCCGTGGGCGCTCTGCCAGATCTCCATCCACTCTCTTGCCTGCGCCTTGGTCGGATCCTTATCGCTATCCACCAGCTGAACGAACTTCTCATCGATCAGCACGGGGATGAGACCGTCGATTCCTCCGTCGACGAGGGCCGACACGAACATGGTCTGCACATCGTCATCATCTGTCTCGCTCGCCAGTCCATAGGCCAGCACGGGCGCGAAGCTGAACGATGTGTCGTCGCTGTCGAAGAACACAGCCCACATCTTGTGGGATGCCGCGGGGGCAATCGAGACGATATCCATGGTCACCTCCAGATGTTCCTTCTACACCGGCCAGGTCGACCGGACCACCCATGAACGGCTGCCCACATTGTCCTACATGGGCATAACTGCTACAAATGCCCCCATATTTTCTCTGTGGACACCTGTCCACGCCTATGCTAGGCTCGTCTGTAGCAGTTCCACCATAAGGGCGCAGAGCCCAGGAGGACATCATGATCGAAGCGACACTTCAGCCAGGGGATATTGAGATCGGGCCGTTGCAGCCAGGGAACCCCGAAGCGCGTGAATGGCGAGCGACACGACCGTCATGCTTCGTCCTGCGATACATCAACGGCGAGTTCGTAACTCATCTTCGGGTCTTCAGCGAAGAGGGTCACAGCCACTGCTGTGGCAACTACTTTGGACAGAACGAGAAGGCCGCCCGAGATGACTTCGACAAGCGGGTCAAGAGGGGGTTCTGATGGAAGAGCAGACGGCCTGTCTCTTGAAGATCAAGGGACGCATCTACCAGCCAGTCGCTCCCGCAGACGTCCATCCCGGAGACGTCGTCGAGTACAACGACCGCGGGCGCCGATGGCGGCGTGTGCGCAAGACGGTCACGCGGCGCAATGGCGACGTTCGGCTCGGCGTAGATGACTACGGGGGCAAGATGCGTTGGATCGAGCTCTCCTGCGTCAAAAGCGCCTGGCGTTGGCACAAGCACCTGGAGGCCTAGATGGAGACCTACACAGTTGCATGCATTCACTGCGGATGGGAGGGCCAGGACATCGACGATCACGGCCTCCTGTCATGTCGAGACGGAATCAGCAGGCTGCTTCGCAATTACCAGATGGAGGAACAGCGCAGGCAGGCTGACTCCATGCTCGCTATCGCCCGGAGTGAGGTCGATCGGTACGAGCAGGACTGGGAGTTCGGCGGAGAAGCCTGGCTCTCGGTCTACAACCTCGCCACGCTCGCAGAGGTGGCGATCTCCGAAGAGTTCCAGACGGAACTCTATCGACACATCGCGGACTTTCAGAGTCGGCTGGAAACGACCGACTGGGCAATCGAGCAGCACAACCGGAGGCTAGGATGAAACTGGCACTGTTTCTCTGTTTGACCATCCTCGGATGCGGGGGGGAAGACTTCACAGCCGGCACGACTGGCAGCCCAGGCGGCGCGTCCGGCTCCGTGGGGACGGGTGGGGGCGGCGCGGTTACGGGTGGGGGCGGCGGCGAGGCCGGCACCACCGGCACCGGAGGGCAGCCCTCAGGGGGCCATGGTGGCGCCGGAGAGGGGGGAGGAGGCGCAGGTGGAACTACCCCCAGGCCATGCACCGACCAAGGCGCCCTTGACTGCTCCGCGGCGGAGCTCGACCAGTGCTCCCCCGTCGAACCCCCACGGTTCGCCTCCTACGTCAACGCAGCCATCGATCAGGCTGTCGTCAACCACCCAACCTACTTCGACTCGCGCTTCACCCCTCCGTTCGTGGTGGTGGACTACAACAGCTACGTCGAGGTGGTGGTGGAGGCCCTACAAGGCATGTGCGGGCAGATGAGCGCCCGTTGGGGTACCGCCATCGAGGTCCGGCGAGACACCGTATGCTCGGAGCACTACTCGCTGATCACCCCCGAGGGCATGGTTCAGTACGCGGACGCTGGATCGCTCGAGGAGACCTGTTTCTGATGGAATTCAGCGAGCTGAAAACGCGCATCCTTGAGCACCTGCTCAAGACGTGCGCCACTGACAAGACCCTTCGGCGCTTGTTCGGGCTGTGGGTTCCAGAGGCTCTGGATGACCTGATGGCATCGGAGCTTATTCGCATCGTTCGTCGCAACCGCACCACCACCACGTACGGCCTAACCGCAGAGGGAAGAGCCAATGTCGATCCAGATCAGCCATAACGGCACATGCTTTCACACCACCATCGGCCGCTACGAACACGAGGCGCGCGGTGTCATCAAACGCGCCGGATTTCGGTTCCACTGGGGCGACCATCGCTGCTACAACGGATGTCTCGGCTGTAAGGCCAAGCTCGAGCCGATGACTTGGTGGAGCACCGACGCCGACGGCGCAGCGAAGCTCCGCGAGCACCTCGATGACAAGGCGCGAGCCGTAGTTGATAGCGCAATGGATGCATTCGTGGAATCGCGTGCCACCGATGCAGTGGTCGATGCCCCCGCCCCAGCCGGTCTTTCCTACCTGCCTTACCAGCGCGCCGGAATCGCCTGGATGTCCAAGCGACCCAACACATTGCTCGGCGACGAGATGGGCTTGGGGAAGACCATCCAGGTGCTCGGGCTGATCAACCTCGACCAAAGCATCCGCCGAGTCTTGGTGGTCTGCCCGGCATCCTTACGGCTCAACTGGGCGCGCGAGGCAAGCAAGTGGATGGTTCGCGGAACGAACTGTGTCGTGGCCAACAAGGCCTCCGACGTTCCGGTGTACAGGTATGACGAACACGGAGAGCTATGCTTCGATGGCGCAGAAGTCACCATCGTGATCGTCAACTACGAACGGCTCATCACGTCGATCAAGGGCAAGGGCAAAGACCGCGAGGAGGTCGAGCGCGGCGAAGGACTCTGGGGCGAGCTCATGAAGCGTTCCTGGGACCTCGTTGTCGTCGACGAAGCCCATCGAGTCAAGAACCCTCGAGCCAAGCAGAGCAGGCGCGTGCTGGGTGAAACGATCGGCCGGGGAAGGACTGCTCGCAAGGTTCCCGGACTACTCGCGCAGGCAAACCGCGTCGCTCTTCTGACTGGTACCCCGATTGCGAATCGCCCCAAGGAGCTGTGGCCACTGGTCCATGCCTTGGACGAGGTGCAGTTCGGAAACTTCTTCAAGTACGGCCTGCGCTATTGTGACGGCCACCAGGTGAACATCGGTCGCAAGACCATCTGGGATTTTTCAGGAGCCACCAACCTCGACGAGCTCCAGCGCAAGCTCCGTTCCTCCATCATGATCCGCCGGCTCAAGGCTGACGTCCTCACCGAGTTGCCCCCCAAACGCCGCCATCTGCATGTGCTTCCAGCCAATGGGGCCACCAAGGTCGTTGAGAAGGAGCGCAATGCCTACGAGGGCAGCCAGGAGGCAGTAGACGTCGCCCGCGGCGAGCTCGAGGTGGCACGAGCATCGGGCAATGAACGAGCCCTCCAGGACGCCGTGGCATCCCTGGCAGAGGCCAACGGAATCGCGTTCGAGGCAATCAGCGCCCACCGCGCCGACCTCGGCACCGCCAAGGTCAAGCCCGCAGCTGATCACATCATCGAGCTGCTCGAAGGTGGACTGCAGAAGCTCGTGGTATTCGCCCATCACAAGCACGTCATCGCCGGTCTGGTGTCGGCCCTCAAAGAGTATTCCCCGGTATCGCTCACCGGTGAGACGCGCATGGACGACAGGCAGGCAGCGGTGGATCGGTTCCAGCAGGATCCATCGTGTCGGGTCTTCTGCGGAAACATCCAGGCCGCTGGAGTCGGTCTCACGTTGACCGCTGCATCGACGGTGGTGTTCGTCGAAGCGGACTGGGTACCAGCATCGCTCACACAGGCGGAAGACCGATGCCATCGCATAGGGCAGAAGGACTACGTCGTCGTTCAGTATTTGGTGTTCGACGGCAGCCTCGACCAGATCATGCTCGAAAAGATCATCGACAAGATGGACGTCGCAGATCGCGCACTCGACAAGCCTCCTGCCACCGACACCTACAGCCTCGATAGCCTCGATCCATTGCTCAACAAGTCCGAAGCAAAGGATGCAAAGAAGCAGGAGCAACGTCGTAGGGCGTTCACCTACGACGAGGAGAAGGTAGCCGCGGTCTTGTCAGGAATGCGTCATCTTGCAGCCAGGTGCGATGGCGCGCGCATGCTTGACAACCAGGGATTCAGCGGATCGTGGGTTCGATTCGGCCATTGGTTCGCGCAGCTCGACCAGCCTCCGACGGACAAGCAAGTGGACATCGCGATCCGCTGCCTTGTCTACCACAAACGCCAAGTGCCTCACGTCCTCGACATGCTCAAGCAGAAGGGGTGGATCAAATGACCGACCGCGATATCTGGTTCGCAGCACGAAACGGGATCGAGTATTCCTCCCGAGCCCGCATGGACGTCTGCTCAATCTGCGGGCGCTACTGCAAGTGCGACGGGGAGCCACCGCGGTGTGTTCGGTGCCGCGTCGACGCGTCGAAGTCCAGCTGTTGGGACAGCAAGGACAGACTACCAATCGTGTTTGGAGAGGTTCCGGAGTCCCAGCGATTCGACCCAGGGCCCATGGCAGCAAAGGAACCACTCGATATGTTCGCACCAGACGAAGACGACGCACAGTGGTGGGAACAACAGCTCGAGGAGTAGGTGATGACGAAGATCAAGTGCAGCAAGTGTGGAAGCAATTGCTACCGCGTGTGGTGTCCGGACTTCAGCGAGTCGGAGAAGCAAGGCAGCCTGCGCATCACCGCGGATTCACCTCGCGATGCTGTCGAGGCATGGATCCGGATCAAGAAAGACTGCGGGGACCTGCTCGACCCCATCCCCGCCCCGATGATTGTCCACGTTCGGCCCACTGCCCCGAAGTACGGCAAGGTGAGGCGCGTGGACGTCCCCGCAGAAGGAGGACTCGATGCATAGGTGTTTTTCACGCATCAACCGCAAGCTGGCGAAGGACAACACCCGCCTGGTCACCAACATGCTCAACGAGGACCAGCTGTTCATCAGGACAGAGCTCATCGAGCGCCGTAGAGATGGCAAGAAGCCGCTGAACGTTATCGGTTCCTTCTGTCCGTTCTGCGGCGAGCAGGTGCTCAAGGAAGGGGGACGCTGATGGAAGGTGCTGCAAAACCAGAGCGACCTATGTGTGACTGTGGAACTCGCCTCGCGTATTGGTGCCCGTCCTGCGAGCTGCTGGTCACACGCTCGAAACCGTGGATCTACGTCGCGAGCAAGACCCGCCATGCCTGGATATGGAAGGAGTTGCGAGCAGCAGGGCACATGATTGTCGCCTCATGGATCGATGAAGCAGGCCATGGCCAAACGCTGGACTGGGCAGATCTCTGGCGACGATGCGTGCGCGAGGTAGCCTTCGCCGACGTATGCGTTGTGTATCGCGAGGACTCCGAACTGCTGAAGGGAGCCCTCATCGAGATGGGGGTTGCCCTCGCAAAAGACAAGCGAGTCTTTTTCGTTGGAAACCCCGGCGGAATCGACGCAGTCAACCATCCCTCGGTCACGGTATTCGACTCCGTCGAGAAAGCCTTTGTGGAGATCTACAAGGAGGTCCCATGAACCGCGAAGACGTCATGAAACTCGTCGACCATGTGTGCGACGAAGCGCTCGAGGCGGAAGGACTTCGTATCAAGCGGCTCGACACGGAGGCCAAGGTTCTCGCCGACGTCGTACACCTTGTGACACCAGCCTTGCAGGCCATCGGCACACGAGTTGTCGTCCAGCGCTTCAAGTGCGGCAAGCGGTACGACGACACACGCACTCCATTCCGAGCCGTCTGCCTCACCGGACCAAAACCTGGGCCCATTCGTGAGCGCACGCACACCACTGGCGGTCGTTACAAGGGGCACGATCTGTTCGTTGGTGGCAAGGGCATCTTGTTCGAAATTGAGTACTCCGGACACTACGAAGATGGAGGCGCCGACAGGTGGTTCGGGGTGTACAAGCCCTACGACACCGTTCGAGAAGCGGTCGAGCACTGGGAGGACGTGTCCTGCTACATCGAGCAGTTGCTCATGGCTCTCAACCAATCCCGCACCGGCTACATCGAACGACAGCGCGCCCGCATCGACAAGGCCTACCAAGCCCTCGCTGTGCTCCGCGCGGACAAGGAGGAACGCCATGCCTAAGCAAGCTTACCGCGACCATGTGTTCAAGCCGCGGTCGCTTGAGATCATCGATCAGGCGAACGAGATCATCGAGGAGTACACCGAGCAGGGATTTGACCTGACCCTACGACAGCTCTACTACCAGTTCGTGTCGCGGGATCTGATCGCGAACACCCAGCAGGAGTACAGCAAGCTGGGCGCCATCATCAGCGACGCACGCCTTGCCGGCCTGATCGACTGGGAGGCCATCGTCGATCGAACACGCGAACTGCGCAAGACCGATACCTGGGAGAGCCCGCGCGACATTCTGATGGCCGCAGCAGAGAGCTACTGTATGGATCCATGGGACACACAGAGCGTGCGGGTGGAGGTCTGGATCGAGAAGGATGCCCTCATCGGTGTCATCGAGGGGGTATGCAAGAAGAAGTGGAGGGTGCCGCATTTCAGCTGTCGGGGATACACCTCACAGTCGGAAATGTGGGCTGCAGCGCAACGCATCTGCAACGAGTACTCCCACCACGCAAAGGTAGTCATCCTGCACCTAGGCGACCACGATCCGTCAGGACTCGACATGACCCGGGACATCACGGATCGGCTCGAGATGTTCTGCCTTGGCAACGGATTTGATCCACCAGAGGTCAAGCGGATCGCGCTGAACTGGGACCAGATTCAGCGCTACAAGCCACCCCCGAACCCTGCCAAGGTGACCGACTCACGGGCACGTGCCTACATCCAGCAGTTCGGTCACGAGTCCTGGGAGCTCGACGCCATGGAGCCGCGGGTGTTGGCTGCCCTTGTCGAGACAGAAATCCGCAAGCTGCTCGATGCCAAGAACTGGCTCCATGTCCTACAAGTGGAGAAAGAGCACCGAGCTGAGCTGACGAAACTTGCCAGCGAAACCGAATGGAGCACATGAGGAGAACCGCCATGACACAACGGGAGAAAGTCGACGGACGCAAACTGTGCAAGTGCAAACCGTCGCAGCGAAGGTGGATCACATCCGAGTACGGGAAGAAGGTATCGTGCCAGAACTGCGACCGGGAAGCATTGGACGTCAGGCCAATTTGGAAGGAACTCGCCGGCATCGTTGAGCGCGTCATCCTGAACCACATGACTGCTACCGCGGACATGACACGCAAGGAGATCGACTCACTCATGAATGCAACAAGCTGGGCTCGCTCGTGGAACAGGTGCACAACACATATCCCGCGGTCGAACCACCGGTTTCTATTCCGTGAGGCGCTGCGGGAGCTCGAAGTTTTGGAGACGAACGAAAAGACCATTGACGGTGGCAAGACTGGCTCCGCGATCGAGCGGATCCGAGTGCTCCAACGCAAGATCTTTCCTCCGAAGGGGGACAAGAAAGCTCGGATCAACACGTGCGCCAAGTGCGATGTGCCGATTCATCCACGTTCTAAGCTGTGCAGGAAGTGCTGGAGCGAGAAACGAGCCAAGTCCGTGGACACGAGTCCACAAACGGAGTAGGGTCGACAGTCTGACAAAAAACTGGCCCCTGGTGGAGCGCCAGGGGCCGGGTGACGACGGGAGATCGTCTTGAACAAAGCTAGTTCCGGTTTTCGCGTTTTGCAAGCAGTTCCGAACACGAACCGGACGAGGAGGTCCCCGTGAGCTTGATCCATAAGCTGATAGACGCAGTGCGCCGTCGTTTGCCCATGTTCATCACAGAGCACGCCACCACCGCCAGCCTCGCCGGCACAAGGCTCAACCCACCGGAGGGGGACAAGTGGCGCCTGGACGCCTCCACAGTCGTGCAAGGAGGCATGGGGACCATCGTTGTTGCCACCTGGAGCCGTTCGATACGCAAACCGAAAACGTGAAAGGGTTACCATGCAATCACAAAGCGCAGAGCACCATGTGAACTTCTTACGAGCCAGGGTCGCCGTGGCCATGGAATGTCCGAGGGACTGGAACCTCGTGACCAAGCAGCTGCTGAAGCACTGCCAACGGCCGGCCTTCGCCGAACGAGCCGAGTACTGCATCTTTCGGCTGAGCAGACGAGAAAAGGCCGTGCTCGAGATTCGCGGCCTATCCATCCGATTCGCCGAGCAGGCCATGCTCGCCATACGGAATCTCATGCCAGAAGTGCTCGTCCTGCACGATGATGACGAGCACAGGGTACTCGAGTCCGTCCTGACCGACCTGGAGTCGAACGTCACCCACCGGACTCAGATCGTGATTCGCAAGGCGGTCGAGACCACGTACGTCACAGACGGAGTCCCCATCATCGGTGAGAAGAAGGTGGACGGACGCAGGGTGGCCTTTTTGGTGGCTGCCACCAACCAGGAAGTACTCGCGCAGAGCACAGCCCAGGTGTCCAGGGCTTTGCGGACCCACATCATGCGGCTGATACCCGCTGACGTCCTGGACGCCTGCCGTGACGCCATCGCGGAAGCGGTGAACCAGTCCATGAGGACACCCGCCGGCCGCAACCGCCTGTTGGCGATGTTTTCCGAGATCGGGGTCACCGCGAAGGGACTCGAGCAGTGGCTGGGGGGCCGCGGGATCGACTCTGCATCCCCCGAGGAGCTCCGCGACATGGTCCGACTCGCAACCGCCATCGCAGAGGGCTACATGACCTGGAGAGAAGCCCTCTCGGTCGCGCTGAACAGGACCAAGACAAAGCATCCGGATACGGATAGGCGTAGACGCCAGAAGAAGCCACCTCAATCGACCAAACCATCGGCACCCACCAAAAAGGAGGCGAAGTGAGCCCGTGGATGATAGCCGCAGTGGGCTGCATCTGCCTGCTGTTCGGCTTCTGTCTGGGCTACTCCGCAGGAGGTGACGCATGGAAAAGGTGACTTATAGGCGGTATGTCTGGCGCCAGGCTCCGTTTGGATGGGCCATCTTCGTTGTTGGAAGCGATGGCTTCTTCTCCGCCGTCAGCGATTACGGAAACTACTCGTACCTGTGGAGGGACCACGCATGCGACGACTTCCGGGAGTTTCTGCTCCGCGCGAAGCGTGACTCCGACTACTTCATTCGGTGCCTGCGTCCGAAACGGATTTACGATCCAGACGCCACAGAGCGCAGGATCAAGGAAGCCATCTGCCGCGAACGCAGGTCCCGCAGCTTGTCCAAAGAGGATGCTCGCACAGCATGGAACGAGATTACTGATGCGGAGATCGGCTTCGGGTACGACCTATACACCGAGGTCGATTTCACTCGGTGGTACGACAACTCTGTCGGAGCATCCAAGCTCTACGATCCATCGGACATGTATGCCACGATGAACGATCCCATGGTGGTTCGGTTCGTGAAGGAGGCCATGGTTGGACTCGCGGAGATCATTCAGAAGGAGTTCGACGCCGAGCATAAGCACGTCCTGATCGAACCCCTCGCTGAGTACGCCCACGAGGCATGGTCCGGCTGGATGAAGTATCTATTCGGCAAGTCTTTGACCATGATGGGTGGAGGGGTGTGCATACCAGTAGATCTCGTGTCGAGATGGACGCGGCAGATGTCCACTCCGTACGATGACCTGTCTGAGGAGGAGAAGGACAGCGATCGGAAGGAGGCGCGAAGGATCCTAGCGATTGTCCACCACCCAGTCTGCAGCAATGCGACTGTGCCCACGATCGAGCGGTTCAAGATGACCGAGCTGGTCATGACCCAGGAGCGCGATCGGCTCAACAGCAAGATCGCACAGCTCGAAGGCGATATCGACGACCAGAGATGGAAGGCCGAGTGCACGAAGGCCAAGACAGAACTACGGGCGCGCGAACAAGAGGTCGAACACCTCAAGTCACGGCTGCGCAACACGGCTCAGATACTCATCGAAGAGATTGGCGCCGATGGTCCGATGGATGCAGAGGATGCGGCACTGAAGGCCGTCGGACACATTGCGGAGCTCAAACAAGACAAGAAGTCTTGGCACCGCGCGTTCGACGACATCCGCGAGCTTGCGACCGAAGTCCAGCACCACAACCAGGAGCCGAGAGCGGGGAGCCGATCCGAAGGGAGGGGGACTGACATGCCGTTCTGTGAGAAGTGCAAGAACTTCACCTTCTCGCTCCAGGAGCACCGCTGTCCACCTTGGTGGCTCGTGTGGAACCCGGAGGAGAACGACACCGTCAAGGACGCCACGCGTGTACGCGCATACGGCGCTGAAGAGGCCGCAATCGCATGGGCCGCCGCACGGGTTGATGAGGATGAGGCCAACTACCTGATCGCCACTAGCCAACATACACCCACGGTGTGTGTGGTTCGCGAGAACGACAAAGAGGCCACGCCGGAACGCTGGAGCCTAGACGGCGAGATGAGGCCCACGTACTACGCCCACAAGGAAGGGGGCTGACAATGTTCGACTCATGCCTGAACGTGTCTCCCGACTGGGTGTACAGCGAGCGCTACAGCGACCACACACACCAGAGTCCTGCGCGACACAGATGCTGCGAGTGCGCAGCGCGCATCCCACGATTTGAGCCACACTGGAAGTATGTCGGCTTCGATCCGCAAGACGACCGGCACACGTTTCACATGTGCACCGTCTGCCTCAACATCTGGCGCTCCCTTTCCTTCGATATCCAGTTCGGAATCCTGAACGAAGCACTCTGGGAGAACTACGGCGTTCAATTGAATGAGATCCCCACGGACGACGACGGCTGGTACGACGACGAGGACCAGAAGGCCCTGGATGATATGGATCATGCCATAGACGATCTGAAGTCGGCCATGGTGGAGCTCAGTCACGGCTCGGGGGAGATCGAACACTGCCTCGAGCTGGTGCGCGCGGCACAGGCCAATGTCAGACGGGTGATCGACAACCTGGAAGGTTCTTGAAGGTAGGTGGAGCATGGCCAAATATTCTATCGAACGATACGAACCGATTTCATCGCTGACTCCTGCTGATGGATGGAGAGCCGTCTTTCTGTACGAGAACGAGCTCATTGAAGAACCACTCATCGGCTGGGCGCTAACCAGGGTTACCAGCGTGATGTTTCGGGAGCAGGACGATGGTCCCCCCGTCCGAATAGACACGCAGGAGCTGCCAAACGAAATCATCGGGTACATAGCTGGAGATGGCGGCAATGCTATCCCAGCGTTGGAGATCTCCAACTTCCGTGACTACCGCGGTCCACACGAAACGCTGGACGACGTACGTAACCGCCAGGGGCTCGATCCATTGCCCGAGGTGGTCAACTGATGGACGGCATGGAGGCCTCCTTCTGCTCGTGCGACATGGACGCAACAGCCCCAGGTCCGTTTCACGAGCGCCACCACATCGCGCGCAAGGAGTACGCCTGCTGCGAGTGTGACTGCCCGATCATGCCAGGCGACAAGTACGAATACTCCGGTGGCAAGTGGGAAGACTACTGGCGCAACTTCAGAACATGTCTTCCATGCGCCCGGATTCGTAACGACTACTGCGCTCCGTACCGGGCCCTGCGCGAGACGCTGTGGGACCTGCTTGGAATCGACTACTTGGGAGAGTGGGAACCGAAGGGAGATCATCATGAGTGAGAAGGACCGAAGACGGGACATCATCGTCGATTCGTTCGACACCGTCTGGTGCTACCTGAACGAGCTGAAGTACTCCGGGGGTGGCAAACCGGAGATAGGGATTGCGCTGGAGCATATCTACACGATTGCCCACCAGTCCTGGCGCAACGAGTGCGACGCACGCGATGCACGAGAGACCCTTCGTGACCGTTTTGCGATGGCGTTCATCGCCGGTGGAGCGAGCTCCCCAGAGGAGGCCTACGCAGCCGCTGACCGCATGCTCGAGCATCGCGAGATCCGGTGTTCACACACCTACGCAAATGGACCCCAGTGCTCCCGTAGGAGCGGCCACGAGGGGCAGCACCTATACCGGTGTGCGAGCCCGAAGTGTCCTGGGTACCCGTATCCAGCGAGCAAGCTGGCCCACCCATGCAAGGAGACAGACAATGCGTGAGCAAATCGCTGCTGTACGGCGCGTACTGCGCGCGGTGGAGGAGCTGTCTCCTTGCTGTCCAGTGTGCGGACAGAACTTTGAAGAACACCTGAGGGGATGTGAGTTCGCACAGCTGAAGGAATTCGCTGATCCGCGGCCGCTACCCAACCCGGACCTGCTCGAGGAGGCCTCACGGAGGGGATGATGCTCGACCCACGTCCAGGCCAGCTCGTGCGGTTTCACTACGCACGGAAGTGGTGGCGCAACGCCATCTACCACGAGCGCCATGGTGTAGTCGTGGTGGTCTGGAATGGGAGAGGACCCCGGAACGTGGGTGTCCGACTCCGTGAAGGCACACTGGTGTGCGTTCCGAGGGGACACCTGGTCGAGTACGACCCCGACTGGAAACTCAAGCGCAAACAGCAGCAGCTGTTCTGAGGAGGCGACGATGTACAACAAACTGCGATATCGGCTCAAGGGCATCCAACCGATGATTATGGCCAACGGACGAATGGCCGACCCACTGGATCCATTCGCTAAGCTACTGCACAAATTGGCAATCAAGAAAAACAAGGTGGACAAGGACCATATGGACATGGCTCACGTTGAATGGGCTGGATGTCTGTACCACACCGATGGCGACATAAGCTTCAACGGTGTCAACGTCATCTTCGACGAGTCCATGCGAGTCATTGTTCCGGCAGAAAATATCAAGCGACTCATCCGAGACGGTGCTGCAAAAAGCCGGGAAGGCAAGTTGGTAAAAGCGGGTGTCATCATCCCCTCTGATCCATTGTTGAACTATGGCAACGGTCCACCCAACATCAACGAACTCATGAAGCTACACCGGTATTCGTATCGGAAGCGAGTCGGGCTCAGGGGGAGCTCGGTCATGCGAACACGGCCGATTTTTCGACAATGGTCACTCGATCTGGACATTGAACACGACTCGACCATTATCGACGCGGACAAGATCGACACCGCGCTCACGACAGCCGGTCACGTAATTGGCTTGTCTGACTGGAGACCAGACACCGGAAGATTCATTGTCGAAAAACTCTGACCATCCGGGCGTGACAACCCTGATGGTCACCAATATCGGAGCGGAATGGACGGGACCGGAAGGCAACCCACCGGAGCCCAGCGCAGCGGAGAGCAGTGGAATGCACGGCAGCGGACCGGAGAGCAAACCAACGGAGCCCACGACTGGTGTGACAGCCCTCGTGGGCGCAACGCAACCCACGGCACCGCAAGGGAAAGGACAGGAGCGGAGCCCAGCGCAGTGGATTGGAATGCAACGGAGTGGAGAGCAAACCAACGGAGCCCACGACTGGTGTGACATCCCTCGTGGGCGCAACGCAAGGCGAACGGATCCCAGTGCAGGGGAGAGGACTGCAACGGGCCGGGGAGCAGCGGACTGCAGCGGACTGGAGAGCAAACCAACGGAGCCCACGACTGGTGTGACAGCCCTCGTGGGCGCAACGCAATTCACTGCACCGCAAGGGAAAGGACCGGAGCGGAGCCCAGCGCAGTGGAGCGGAATGCAACGGAGCGAACCGGAGAGCAAACCAACGGAGCCCACGACTGGTGTGACAACCCTCGTGGGCGCAAAGGAGTAACTGCAATGGACATTCACCCTGTCGACGTTGCGCAACTTCAGAAGGGCGACGTTATATCAGTTGAACGAGTCGAATCAATCACTGGAACCAGACGCGATACGCAAGAATTTGACTTTGCTCTGATGTCTCTTCGTGACTTCATAGAACGGGAGAGCGCCAAGGTTGGTGACCCACTTCTGTGCAGAACCCGAAACGGGGATCTGATCGTGATGCATGATGCGGAAGCGGTTCATTACACGCGTTCCCAGTTCTGCTGTGGAGAGCAAAAGATGTACCGCAACATGGCGAGAATGATGGCAGTAGACCCATCGAAACTGTCGGAGAACGAACTCAAGACATACGACACCAACATGCGCAATTGTGGTGCGAAGATTGCGTCCCTGTCTGCCATGACGTCAGGCAAGCGAACGATCAGCATTCGCAGAGACGGAAACCGACTTCTCGTAGATTCTGCTGGAACAAACGATGAAGACACATCCGTACGCTGACAGGCTAGCTCGCGAGCTCCACCTGGACTCTGCAACGGGTCACATTCGTGGACCACGGGCACTCGAGATAATCTCACGAGTGCTATGGCAAGCGGCCGATAGGTCCGAAGTCTGTACTCCATCTCCAAGGTCGTCGGTATGGAAACTACTTGGAGACATCCGTTGCTGGCGGTGTGGATCAGACAATGTCGAGAAACGTGGACAGCTTTCCGATGCGACGTACTGGTGCATGGACTGCAAGACGTCATGGAGAGAAGGATGAACGTGAACCAACGGATTGCATGGCTCCGAACCACGACGGATCTCAGCGTACGTGAGGCGGCGCAGCTGCTCGGCATGAGCTGGAGCGGTCTTGCCCGCATTGAACGCGGGGACCGCAGCCCGAGCCTGGAGACCCTTCGCAAGGTGCATCATGTGTATGGGGTGAGCATCACGTGGCTGCTGGGGATGGACGGAGCCGTGTTTCCTGACAAGCAAGACGTCGTCAAGTCGGTAGAGGAGAGGCGCCATGGCCAACCTACCTCCTGAAGCGGAACAGGCAACGCGTCCACCGTCTGGCGCGATACGCATCATCTGCGATGCCGTACGCCAGGAGATACGGGCCATGGGGATCCTCGAGCAACCGTTCGCGATGCAGGCGCCCCCGCCACGCGACCTGGACGCGGAAGATGCAGTGTGCTCCACAGCGTTCGAGGGCAAGCTTCCGCAGAATCTCAGTCACCTGGACTTTTGGTCGGCGCTGAACGCCTCCATCTACATATCGTGCCAGCTCCAGATCGGAAAGGGGATCAAACCCAGTGTGGAGTTCATTCTGAAGGCGATGTCAAGACAAGGGTTTGCCGGCGCGGAGCTCGAGCGGGCAGTCCTCGACATCATCACCAAGGTTCCATATGCCGTTGATCTAGAAGAGAAGGCATGGAGGATTCGCACCCTCGCCAAGCGGCGCAGAGCGCTCCGGATCGTGGAGCAGTTGGACGCAGTGATCCGCGTTCCTGACACCAAGTCCGATGAACTCGAACGTCTAGCGAAGCAGCTTGGAGAGGTCCTCAGTGGCGAAGACACTTGATCCCAACCGGTTCGCCGACGATACACGTGACATGCTCGGCGAACCCCCAGCCGGTCGTTTCGATGACGACGACGCACTCGACGAGCAGCGCGGGCTTCGTCCGGTCAAATTGGTCGAGGGCAACAAGGTGGAGATCGTTCCGCCGCTGAAGTGGATCGATGCGAACGAAGCCGCCAAGCCGCTGCCGGCTCCGAAGTGGGTGTGCCACGACTTGTACGTGTGCCCAGGCAGGCCGTGTATGCTGGCCGGATACGGATACTCAGGCAAGACGATCATGAGCCAGAGCGCCGTGCTCCAGGCAGCAGCGGGCGAGCCCATCTGGGGCCAGTTCCGGGCTGGACCAATCAAGGCGTGCCACCTCGACCATGAGCAAGGTCGCTACGCCACCCTCAGGAGGTACCAGCGTTTGGCTCATGGCCTCGAGCTCGACTTAGAGGACCTCCAGGGCAACTTCCGGGTCGCATGTCTACCGAGGGTGTACCTCACGACCCAGGGGGTGTTCGACATCTACTGCAAGGCGCTGGAGGGCTGGGATCTGTGCATATTGGACAGCGTTCGGGCGGCCACCCCAGGAATCGATGAGAACGACAGCGCAATCCGGCGCTACATCGACCTATTGACCGAGGTATCGGAGAAGATCGAGATCGCTTTCTGGCTGATCCATCACTTCGGCAAGCCCAAGGAGGGAGGCAAGAACGAGCAGAAGTACAGGCTTAGGGGCAACTCGGCGATATTCGATGCATGCGGCACTGTGTTCGCCCTGGCGGCTGGAGAGGTCGGGGAGCCGATCGAGGTCAAGAACATCAAGTCCGCCGCGGAAGCCGAGGGGGGAGCCATCGACACCTTCTACACACGGATCGAGGACGTCCCCTACCGCGGGAACAGCAGCGGTGGCCTCATAGTCCGCTATCTGCCTGCGAAGCAGGTGGAGCCCACGGACACCCCTGAGAACCGCTTTGCTCAGGCCAAGCAGGTCGTGCTCGACTACATCCGGAAGCACCCGGGATGCGGTGGACGCAATGAGATCGCAGAGCACACCGGACTGGGACGACCACGTGTGAGCCAGTCGCTGAAAGAATTGGAGAGCTCGGGCTTCATTGAGAATCGGGGTGGTTCAGCACAAACACCAAGGCTGTACGTTATGGAACGTCCGGGAGAGGATGTATAAAAGTGGCACGGCGCATGCTTTCAGCAAGGTGGGATCGGAGGTGGGATCGGGGCCACTTTCTGCGTCGCATCAAATGTGCGTCAAGTACTGGAGATGATTGTCGAACAGGTGGGATCGGAGTCGCCGATCCCACCTCGGTGGGATCGGAGGTGGGATCGGGGTGGGATCGCGCCTGCAAAAGAGCTGCAAATCCTTCAACTGCAACCCTCTCCACGGGTGGGATCGCCCCCCCCTCCCCCTTTTACGAAGTAAAAGGGGGGGGCGAACACCACCTGGAAGGGTGGGTCCGATCCCACCTGTCCCACCTTGAAGGAAAAAACGAGACAGGAGATTCGAAGAGATGGCCTGGATATTGTATGCCGACGATGAGCAGGTCGAACTGGAGAACGTGGGACGCCTGCTCGTTCGACTTCACGATTGGAACATCTGGCACATGTCGCTCGCCCATGGGGTGATGGCGTTCTGGGCGCGAGTGGATCGTGCCAGCGTACTCGATGATCCCAAACGTCGAGCCTGGCTGCGCCGGCACATCTTTGCGCTCGAGCAGGCAGAGCCGCCGGAGCGGTTGCAATGACGAATCCCTACCGTACTCCATGGGAAAAGCCGCCTCCAGTGTGTGTGTTGCGCAACCTGGAGATCCATACACGCGTGCTCGACATCTGCCCACGATGCAACCGTGGTGGCTGCTGGACCTGCAATGGGAGAAGGGCTGTTCACACAGTGGAGCACACCCGGAGTCCGACGTGGCTGACGATGTACATCGAACCATGCGAGTTCCATGGTGGAAAGCACCACCTATTCCAGCACTGCCTGTGGTGCAATCACTCATGGATCGTGGAGGACTCATGGTCTGGCTGATCTGGAACAAGGCGAGCAGTAAGCCGTACCTACAGCTGGCCTGGAAGACACGGGAGGAAGCACGCAAGGAGCTCGTCGAGCTCCTAAGGCCATATCCAAAGGGCCACGAGTGGAGGCGTTGTCTCGAACTGCGAGAGCGCAGGTGGATTCCGGTGGGATTCCAACTGGTGGGGTTCGGCAAATGATCATCGATTTGGAGAAAAAGAAGCTCGAGTTGAAGCCTAAAAATGCTCTGCCTGTGCAGACTCACCGGAGTAAGAAGACCCGATACTGCCTACACAGGTCCGTGCTTGTCGATGACAACGCCCGCACGGTGGAGTGCTCGAAATGCGGGGCGAACCTTGATCCGTTCGCGGTTCTGTTGACCTACGCCCGCGATGGGGACCGCCTTCGTTGGATGTACCTGGAGATACAACAAGCGAATAAGACCATAGAGGAACTGAAGGCTGAGGAACGACGGGTGAAGGCACGGCTGAGAAACGCCAGAAAGAAGGGCGCATGACGAGAGCTAGCGAACCTGATTGGACTCGGATTGGACGATGGTGCAACGCTGAGCGTCGATCGATCTGGGCACGTGTCAACCAGCGTCTTGGGGAGCCTCCACACTCATTGGAGATCTGCGCGGGGCGTGAGGGTGACGACTTCTACAAGCATATCCTGTCTGACGATCCATGTTGGCCGTGGCTGCACGAGCTCGTCTCGAGAGCGATATGGTTCGCTCGAACGAACGAGGAAGGTGGGCCATGAATGAGGTCGAGCCGCGGCTGAGAAACGCCAGAAAGAAGGAAGCATGAGAGTGTTGATCGTTGCTTGTTGGCTCGTGAAGGTCGAGCAAAAGCCGCACCCGTACTTCGCTGACATGTGTCGCGCGGTGCGGACATCGTTTACCAGTGACACTTGCAGGATAGTCACTGGTGGAGCATCAGGTCATGAGCCTAACGATTCGGATTTACACGTCGTTCACGGAGCATGGCTTGTCGACGTTGAACGGGACGAGCTCCTCACCGAGACCGACCAGAGTGCGCAGCTGCTCGATCTGGTCGATGAAGCAATGACCGAAGCCTTGGTTGATGGCGCCAAGGTGATAACTGGTGGCATGACCGCCCACCACGTAGGCGTAGACGATGAAGGAGACTGAGCTGGCAGCAGCCGTTGTCTCATGGCTTCGGTCCAACGGGTGGCACGTTTGGCAGGAAGTCCGCGGCATCGACATAGTGGCCACGGCCGACCACCATCGGATTTGGGCGATCGAGTGCAAGACTGCTCTCAACTTCGAGGTCATCGCGCAGGCCGCGGACCGGGGGTACACGGTGCACTGGGTATCGGTGGCTGTGCCACACAAGACCAACCGGAAAACCAGCCAGCAGTCGCGGGGACACTATTTGGCTCGCGAGGTTCTCCGTGAGCGTGGCGTCGGCTTGTTGTTCGTCGACAAGGGAAACGTGTGGGTAGAGTCCGAAGCGAAGCTCTGCAGGCGTCTTGGTGACCGATTGATCCTTGGATACGTGAAATCGCTTCGGGCTCAGTTGGCTGATACTCCGCAAGACTTCTGCGCCGCTGGTACGAGCTCCCCATCGCCATGGTCCCCATTCAAGAGCACGGTCAATGAGCTGATAGCGCATGTCCAGCAGAATCCAGGGACCAGCATCAGGGATGCGGTACGCGCTATCGAGCACCACTACCGGCGCGATAGTACAGCTCGCGCATGCCTCACCCACTGGCTCAGCAAGGGGATCATCAAGGGAGTGCGCATCGATCGAAGTGGCAAAGCCTGGAAGTTGTACCCTCAGGAGGTGATGTGATGGGAGTCGAACAGCAAATCGTCGATCCGGAAACTGAAAACAGTGGAATGGTTTGGATTGTCTTCGAGTGCGGTAGCTGCGGCCGTGAGGCGAAGGTGCCTGCCAACGACATCAACAAGTACACCGACCACTACGAAGCCAAATGTGACGTGCTCCCAGTGGAAAGCTGGGTGATGGCTTTTCAGTGCGAATGGCGGACACATGCCATGGGTGAAGTGAAGGCAAACACTATGGGTCTCACCAGGGTGTTCCTGCGATGCCCCAAGTGCAAAGGTCCGCACGAGGTTGGGCAGGTCCGCATGAGGTTTTCCAAGGTGCTCCTCTGAAATGTGTTCGAACTCGAATTCGAGATTCCGTAGTGTCAGGAAAAACACCATGCGGAAAACCCCCCGAAGACGGAAAACCCCCGTGCACACACGCGACATGGTCGACGTCAAGATCTTGGCCATGTTGTCCCGGAGACCGATGAAAGCAGCCGATGTGGGTTGTGAACTCTGGGGAGCGTTGCACCCATATCGCAAGCCGCAGCACTTCGCTCGTCCGGCTGGACGCTTCCTTCGATCTCTCGAACGAAGGGGGTTGGTAGCGAGGGACTGCAAGACCGGCATGTGGTCATGTTTCCTCTGATCAGGGTGTCCGATGGAACGCACATGCAAGGTGAGGAACATGTTCAGGATGGTCGTGGACGGTACGGAATCGTTCATCGACCCGGACCTCATCGAGGCGTTCTTCGAAGCGCGAGCTCGGCGCAAACACGGGGCTCAGCGTGTGGAAGTGTGGGTGGACGGCTTCAAGAGACCCGTTCTGGTTCTGACGGCCAGCACGGTCGAACGAAAGTACGAGGGTAACCTGGTTGATCCGGGGGTATGGGAAGATGTTCTTGACCGAATGAGGAGAACACGATGAACAGCGAGATTTTTATGGCAAAGGACGATGGAGACATTGAGCTGCGCTTGCTGCTCCCCGACGCTGAGATCCTGAAGAGTTTCATCGCGGAGCTGCAATTCCTTCTGGAGGCCGACAAGTTCGATATGACTGGAGGCGTTCGTGTTCGAGTGGTGAGGATCTCCTCGGAAAGGTGAAACCATGAGCAATGAGCATACCGTCGGACACGTGCTGGTTGGATCGATCTTGGCTCTCGGGGATGCATTGCTGGATCTTGAAGCAGCCAAGAAGAGCTCTGAGCTATCGAAGGGGAATCCTGCGTTCGAAGTGATGAAGCAGATAGCGGTCGAAAACTTGGAGGCTGAAGTCGACAGAAAGCTCGAGGCTCTGAAGGGTGCCGCTGTCACTCTGGCGGCAGCTCACCGCCAGGCGAAAGAGAAGGTGCATGATGATCGCTAACGACCAGCAATTGCAGATAACCAAGAACGCCGCCGAACAATTTGCGAAGACTCTCCGGCTCAAGCGGGCAGAGGTAGAAGCCGCGGAGTGCCAGCTCGGAGACCTGTACCGTGAGATCGACGAGTACGAGAAAAAACAGCAGCTGCACCCAGACATGTACGAGCAAGACGGAAACGTCTTCGTCATGCTCCGCTGTGGCCGCTGCAAGGTCGAAATGCGTCTGGCCCAGCGTTTCATGGAGAAGAGACCGTCGGGTCACATGGTGATGTGCTCCAGCGAACCTCTTGAGAACTGGATCGTCGCCTTCGACGAAGACGGATCCTATGTGCGGTGCCCAGGTTGTGCGGGTGACCCTCGCTTCGCAGCGCGAAAGAGTAAGTGATGGTAATTCGCAGAACGAGGTCTTTTGGACGTTGCCGTCGATGCGGCGGAACAACTCGTTGGTACGTCGTGGTGAACCGTAGGCGGCACATGGTCTGCTCGAGCTGTCTCGCGGGTGCGATGTCGAGGGCTGCGATCGTCGATTCCGTGGCCGAGCACAACGCTTCGTTGGGACGCAAGACTCTCCATTGAGACTCGGTGACGAAAATTGGCCTTGACGCATTGCGCGAGGCCAGATATTTTCACTCACCGTCCGGTGACGTAAGGGAGAACGATGGAAGACGACGGGAAAAAGCAGAAGAATGGTGCGATGAGCGACGAGGACGAGCTCGAGCTCCGCGCGAAGGGTGTGAGACCGAAGCTCAACATGTGCGACGTGCAGTACGCCACCATGGGGGACGGTCGGTGGTTCATGGTGGTGCAGTGCACATGCGGAAAGATCGCAACGGAGCACGTCTGCTTCGATTGCATGGACGAGAAAGCAAAAAATGCCGTCGTGCGTGTGCTCGAGTCAGAGGCGGGTCGGTCGATCACGAGCGATGCTCACGTGCTAGCCACCGACGTTCGTCACTTGGTCGCCCGTGCAAGCATCATCTCCTTCTGCATCGGGGCTGTGCTCTCATGGTTCCTGTTCGGGATGCTTGCTCGATAGGGGGATGAATGCCTGAGACGAAGATCCCGATGTTGGGTCATCTGAAGATGGTGAAGCAGAACCGCCGCATCCTCAAAGAGGCCCTGCGTGCAGTGAAGGTGCTCACCGTGCTCGGCTTGTTCCACAAGACCAAGGTTACGATGAGACTTCAGACGACACGGGTCCCATGGGCGACGGGAAATCAAGTCGAGGCTGACTTCTTCTTTTTGGATCCGAGCGGTCGCGTCACGTCCCTATACCACGTCTGCGAGCCGAATGCGCTTGCGGCGCTCGCGAAGCTCTCGATGCTGATCAAGGAAGACGGCAAACATGAAGGAGCACGTGATGAGCAGTAAGCAGAAGCACACAGCTGCGCCGCCACGCGTGCAGCGAGTCGTCAGGCAGCCGCAACATCGGATGCAACCACTGCCCGATGGTCCTCGCATCACGTTGGACCACATGCGCCAGATGCAACTGCGGATGGTGAAGCTAGCGAAGATCATCCTGCTTTTGGGAGTGCTGCTCGGTGCCAGTTGGATCGCATTCATGGCGGTGGGATTGTGGGTGCTGCTGTGAGTGAACTGCGATCTTTCCAGCAGTGGTTGATCCGCTTCTACGAGAAGCAACGATCCGCAGAGCCTGACCAGAAGCTGGAGACCCTTGCTGCCCTCAACGTGATTCGGTTTGAACTCATCGGACGCATCGTAGGTTGCGGTGGCGAAGACGAAGCCGCTGTCCTTCTCGATGATCCGGACCCAGACAATGAACATTCGGCATGGAGGGTTCCCCTCGCGAAGATTCTTGCTGGTCTGGATGTCGCGCTGGGAGCCTTGTGGAAGATCGATGAGCTCATGAGCGATCGGGAGCGGTTCGTCATGCGTGGGGCGCAAGGAATGGGAGCAGTCCACATGATCGTGAAGGAGGCGATCGAGGCAAAGTACCAGGACCACGGCCGCAACTGGCGCGAACGTGCTCTGGTGGCGGAGAAAAAACTGTCCGAGCTCGAGAGGCACTACGAGGAATGCTGGAAGTGCAAAGCCAGTCTGAGCCGCGGAGACCCAGCGAACTGCGTCGATTGTCCGTCATACGATGAGTCATTGGAGGATCACGATGGAGCTTGAGTGCAACGTCTGTGGCAAACGGCCGGTCCAATGGGGATTGCTGCGGCCGGATGCTGCTCCAGGGGACCAGTGCCCGTGCTGTTATCTCGACGACTACGACTGCGATGGGACGCTGGTTCTTTCGGAACCGAGCAAGGAGAATGAGTATGGACAGCATACGAGTTAGCGACACTGCGGTGGTGGCCGCGGTCATGGTGGCCCCGTTGGTCTTTCTCGGTTTCCTCGCATGGTGTGACAGCAGAAAGCGTCCGCGGTGCAAGCGTCGCCGCATACGCGTCACGCGGTTCGCTAACCCTCCACCACGGCCAACACCGATCGGGAGATGACATGACCACCGTCAACTTCAAGTTCGACTTCGCCAAGGAAAAGTTCGACGAGGTTGAGTTCCATGCCGTCCGGGTCGGAGATGTCATGGCGCTGTGCAGGTTGCAGACGACTCCTCAGGCGCTTCAGGTCATCATGGAGGACTTCGCCAACACGTTCATGGTGATCTATCGGGAGCTGGGCCCCTTCGAGGCGACACGGTTCCTCATCATCGTGGCGACAATCCAAGCCAGCGCCGCCGCTGAATCTAATCACCCCGCGCATGCTGCACTCAAGGACAATGGTGTCCTTGTGTCAGCTATCGCAGCCATAGCAGCACTGGTCCCCGAAACATCGGCGAACGTTCGGGAAGCTATCGTTCGGGTTGCCACTGCCGCGAATGCGGAATCGAACGGACCGAATAACTGATGAGCAATCGACGCAACCACCGCCGCCACGAATTTCGGCGCAGTGAGCACGGTCCGCGCTGGGAGAATCCGGACCCTGGCCGCGGATGCAACTCGACGCACGTGGCCCGAGCTCGCCGAAAGTGGAAGCGCAATTGTGTGGATGTTCAAGGTCCACCATTGGATGCACAAGGTTTGGCCGGAGGATGAACAAGACGAAGAAGAGCCGTCGGGGGATTGAGTACGATCCGCTCCCGAATATCGACGCCGCTGCTGGCTACATGCGGTGCCGGTCGTGTTCGTCGGTGGCGAACGCTCCCAAGGAGGATGGCTCGCTCCCATGGGAGTGGTTCGACACGCACCGCGAATGCGAGGCTGATGGAGAAGGTCATGTTTCATAGGACGATGCGGTCGCTCGACAAGTCGTTGGCGCGGTTGCGCGAAGCGCGCCGGATGGAAAATCTTGTAGCGCGAGTGCGCGCGGCGATGAGAGAAGACAAGCGCCTCTTCAGCACGATGCTCCTGCGTTGGGTGAACATTCGCAAGGTGTACAAGAAGACCGCAACGGTGGAATGGAACCAGTTCGGGGTCGGTCCGGGACTCGTGTACCGAGGTCACCGCATCGAGTGGTTGGCGCCGTGCGACTGCAGGGGGAAGTTCGAGATCAGTGGCGAATACATGCACGCGAAGGATTGCGTGCTGATGGGAGGAAGGCATGGTGCATGAGGAAGTGAAGGACACCATCCACAGACTCGGCTCACGTTGGGCCATGATCGTGTGCACGACCAACAGTGGCAAGATGCAGCGAGTGTGCCTTGTGTGTGGCCGCATCAGCCCGACCGGGGACAAGAAGTGCCCGGTGCCGGCCTATCAGCCAGCGTGGATGGGCGATGTGATCCCGTGCGACGAGTTCGAGCGCCAGGCCCTCGACTCCGAGACGATCGTGATCAGGCGAGATGGCGCGAAGCAACTTGCTCTGATGATGGCATCTCTCGGTGGAAACCCGCTTCATGCGGCGAAGGTGCTTCGTCTGAGTGATCAAGATCGCGAGGAGCTCAAGAGGCTCATGCGCGACAACCGATGGAGTGTCGGATGAACTACGAGAAAGCGAAAAGCATCTTGGCCTGCACGGCCAAGACGGGGAACCTCGACCCAGAACTGAAAGCAGCGGTTGAGTGCTTGATCCGGACTGCCGATGCCAAAGTGGAGGAGATGAGTTGGGAAGAGCACCGGCAGCGAGAATTGCGGGACATGTTCGCAGCTTACGCCATGAGTAGGCGTGCAGACCTGTTCACGCAGAAGTCCGCCCAGGAGGCGTACCGCATCGCGGATATGATGCTCGCCGAAAGACGCAAGAAGTGATTCGCTCTGCCGTCCAACATGCCCGGCGCTGGTACATGTACTGGGACTACGGTGCCACCCGACCGCAGCTCGTTGCCACGTACTACGGACGCATCGGAAGGCAGATTGCCTCGTTTCCTCGTAGGTCGTGCGAGACCATGGCTGATGCGTTGGAAGATGAGCCGCCGTGGTCGGATCCGTGCTCGTATGTATTCGCCCAGAACCGCAGGTGCTTGCGCAGGTACCCATGGCTTGCGTGGAACATGCTCGGTGCTGCCGTTATCTCGTTCGCGATGGCAGGATTACTGCAAGAGAGGCAACGTGAATGCTGACTGCTGGGTACGTGCGCGTCTCGACAGAGTCCCAGCAGCGCGAGGGGATGAGCATCGAAGCGCAGGGAGCTCACATTCGCCGGTACTGCGAAATGCGCGAGCTCGGGGACCCAGAGATGTACGTGGACGTCATCAGTGGTTCGGTGCCGATCATGAAGCGCCCGATGGGGCGCGAGCTCTCTGGCGAGATCCAGATGAGACGAATACGTCATCTTGTGTCAGCCAAGCTCGACAGATTGTTCCGCGACACCATCGACTGCCTACAGACGGTCATGCCGTGGAGCAAGATCGGTGTCTCGTTGCACGTGCTGGACTTCGCCGGGCAGACCATCGACACCTCGACGTCGATGGGAAAGATGATGCTCACGATCGCTGCTGGATTCGCGGAGCTCGAGCGCAACCGCATCAGCGAGCGTACCAAGGCCGTCTTGGACTACAAGCGGTCGAAGGGAGAGTGGGTGGGAGGTTCGATCCCGTACGGGTACTCGCTGGCAGACGACGGGGTCCATCTGGAGCCGAATCCAAAGGAGCAAGAGATCATCGAGTTCGTGTACCAGCTGCGAGAAGGCGGGTGCTCCTATCACCACATCTCGGCCGTGCTCGAGTCGGAGGGCTTCGTCAACCGAAGAGGGAACAGGTTCTCTCCTTCCGGTCTCAATCGAGTCCTGAAGATCCATCAGATGCAAAAAGCAAGGGATGAATCGAATGAATAACTACTTCAAGCTCCTGGGCAGCCATCGAAACACCAAAGAGCGGGTGGAGTTCCTGCGCTTCTTCGACGACCGCAATGTGGTCGAGATCGCAGACACGCGCCACGAGCTCGAGGACAGAGCGCGCGAGCTAGAAGAAGATGGCTACCGTGTCAGGATAGCGGTGTGGCGGCTCTGCATGGGGTGCAAGGGGCTGATCCAGATCGGGTGCGATCCGTTCGGCATGTTCGTGCAGAGAATCTGCTCGGAGTGCGAGAAAGCGCAGGTGACTGTCAGCACGGTCAACTTGCATGGTTCGCAGCCGGGTCACAAGCCGTACTGGGATGGAACCCTTGTCGAGGAGGGCAAGCGCATACCATGGAAGCACTACTTCGACGACGACACCGATATGTACACCGATGAAACGCTGCTGGCCGTCGTCGACAAGATCACGCAGACGCGAAACGAGTGGTTGGTGCAGGAGGGGATTCCGATTGTCGAAGGCCTTTCTGCTTCGCTTGGTGAGTTCGATCGGAGGAAAAACTGATGCGAGAAGAGTTCAGTGACTGGGTCCTCGTGTACTTGGCGAATCGGACGCTGGTGGGAAAGCAGGTTGACGGTCGCCTCAGCGACGGATTTGCAACGCTCCGACCTTGTCTATCGTATGCGATGGATAAGGTTCCCATTGTGGAACCACCGCGGGTGCGTGACATGCAGGGGATGGGAAAGCCGAGTGTGGCGATCATCACCAATCAGTCGCTTTCACCCCTTCCACCGCTCGACACAGCGAACGTGGAGGTTAAGGTCGTAGACTTCGAGGCCTACGTCCCGTTCTCATCATTGCCCCCGCATGTGCGCGACAACCTCGAGGCCGCCTGCATGGACATACTCGAGCAGGTTGCGCGTATCGATGCAAAGCTGAGCGCTGAGGTAGATGCGCCCGTCCCGATCTACGGAGCTCCCATCGATCCGGACAACCTGCCCGGTGCAAGATGACGTTCCGTTGGTTTCCACCCCACCCACGCGTGCTGCGCGTGGGTGATGACAAGGCCGGCGCCGTGTTCTCTCAGGAGCGCGAACACCGGTACGTGCTATGGAGGTCGTGGTCGTCCGTCGAGTATCGCGTCTATCGGTCCAAGGGCCACGTCGCGTTCTGCATGCTCAATCCATCGATCGCGGACGAGAAACGACTGGATCCAACCCTGCGTCGATGCAAGCGGTTCGCTCAGGACTGGGGATACGACGGCATGGTCATCATCAACTTGTACCCGCTGGTGTCGACATCACCAGATGGGTTGCGCCACACGAACCCAATGGGCGACTGGAATGAGAGCCACTTGGATCTTGTCGCCCATCGCACGACACAATTCATCGTTGCCTGGGGCGCGTCGAAGTACGTCGTCGATCGAGGCAAGCGAGTCGTCCACCTGCTGAAGCAGTGGGAGATCGATCCGATGTGTCTCGCGCATACGAAGGATGGTCATCCGCGCCATCCATTGTACGTCCGCAAGGACACAACGCCCATCGCGTACGGGAGGTAACATGGAAGAGTTTTTGAAATTGTTCGATGAGTGGCGAGACATGCCCTTCAATGCTCCTGAGATCGACAAGCAGAGTCTCCTGAAGCGTGTCTTCGTTGCCCGAAAGAACATACAGCAGAACGTGGTTCCCATCAGGCAGACGACCGGGGGACCAGAGCCGTACTTGGCTGGAGCGATGGCAGGAAGCACTGAGCGAGCTGGCGACGCTGCAATGTCGCAGATCGCCGATGTGTTCAAATCGCTGGCGGACAACGCCACCAAACCAGAGATATCTGGGCCTCCCATGTTCAACCTCACGTCACAATCTCTTTTGAGTCTGATCGACCTGGCTCTGGAGATAAGCGACGACACGACGAAACGCTTTTTGGGGTTGGTTCGGCCAATGGTCAGGCCGGACTGCTGCTGGGAAATGACCTTTGAGGAGGTGGATGGCTTGCTCAGGTTTTTGACGTGGCCGATGCCGAGGCCCATCGCAACCTGTCGTGCCTGATGACGTTCAAGGCGTTTCTGGTAGGCTGGTTCGTAGTGTGCGTGGTGTTCAACGCAGTCGCGCTCTGGTGGATGCTACGAAGGGAGATCTGACGATGGACGAGAAACGGAAGTGCTGCATTTGTGGTAGCGATGGCGGAAAGAACACGCTTTCTCGTATCTCTGCCGATGACTACTGCAACAAGTGTCGAGACATCGGAGTTGACTACGAAATCCTGTGCATATTGGACGAATTCAGGATCGGTTTCCATCGGTACAAGTGGCTGTCGTCCAGAGATGTGAGGGAAAAGTTATTGCAACGGCATCATGGCTGGATCTTCTCAGCTAGAATGCCGCGCGTTGTCGCAGGTCTTCGTCGAATGCGCAACGAGGGCTTTGTGTTCTGCTTGAGCTACGGTCCGAGTCGTCCGAACCTGTGGGCGGTGGTGGTATGAAACATTGCGAACGATGTGGAAGCGATCGTGTGGTGCACGTCAACGCGAAGGTCAACGACGGATGTACGTTGACCATGGATGGCTCGGAGCCGCTCGTCGGATACATGCTCGAAAGCTTTCCTCTCGCGAACGGCGACTATCTGGACTTCGAGTTCTGCATTGCGTGTGGCCACGCATGGCAATGCGCGTATCCTGCCTCGAGGTTCGAGTACGATCTTGAAACTGGTGGAAAGCCAGCGATCATCATGAGCAGAAAGACTGCAAAGAAATGAGGCATCTGGCGCAAGGGCGCATCCGGGGTTCGATCCCCCGCAGATGTACCACCCGACACTACGCCCTCGTGGCGACGCTGCCCTCTGTCGGGTTTTCTATGAGTCGTGGCAGCGATCGGTGCTGGATAGCTTGTGCAGGAAGCTACTGGTTCCGACAGGCGACCAAAACAATGAGGCAGTACCGCTTCCCCCGCCTGCACCGGGGGCCGCGGATCGCAGGAGCACCATGGGCATCAAGCGGGTATGGGAATGCAACATGTGTCATCGTCAGGACCTCGCGCAGTACGGGCCTCCAGAGAACGCCTACATGTGGCGAGGAACTTTGAGGTCAAACTACGACTCCACGCTGTTCGTGCCTGTTCACGGTGAATCGGACGATCGCATCGACCTACTCAAGTGTCCTGATTGCGTGATGCGTGAACGACTCGTAGACATGCTCGAGCGAGACATGCTCGAGCGGCTCGAGCAAAGGCAACAGAATGACTCGTCGCAGACGTAAGCGTCCCTTGTTCGATGGCTGGTCGTGCCCTCGGTGCGGCCAGACGGGACGAAGGCACGGCCGGGGCGGGGTCCGTGGATGCAAGGCGAAGCTTGGTGGTCCAAACTGTCCAGGTCTACGGTGCCAGTGCAAGGATGGTGAGTGCTACGACGGTGGATGGAGACGAAGCCCGTGCCAGCACGCCGTGTGCGCCCATTGCGGCTGGGAAGGCATGGTATCGAGTCGATTGTTCGAGCGCGCTTTCGGCGGGGCTCGGTGCGTCAAGACCATCGACGGATGGCACTGGTGTTCGATCCGCGTTGTGCCCAACGAGGTACCTGGGATGCTCCAACTTGAAATCCTCTGTGAGGCCTGCGGCTCCCACGGTACATTGACCGTGGACCCAGTCCGAGAGATCGTGTGGCGTCCAAAGGAGAACGATCATGCAGATCACTGAACAGAGTTGGGAAACGATGGTCGTGAGGTCGCCTGTGTTGACCGTCGTAAAGTTCGGAGCGGTGTGGTGTGGGCCGTGCAAGTTCTACGATCAGGCCGTGCAGGCCGTCGAGCCTCGCTTCGCTGGTCGTGTTCGGTTCGTGTCCGTCGACATCGACGCTTCCCCAGAGCTCGCGAAGCGGTTCGGGATCAAGGCGGTCCCCACCGTGTTGATTATGAGAGCTGGAACCGTCCTCGATCGAGTCACTGGTGGGATGGGACCACAGATGTTGCAGGCAACCGTCCAGCGCCACCTGTGAGGTGTGTCTGGTCCAAGGAGAGATAGTATGAAAAAGGAACAAGTGAACATTAGACCCATTGGAGACCGCGTTGTGCTCAAGCGAGCCGAAGCGAAAGATGTCACCCCTGGTGGTATTGTGATCCCGGAATCCGCAAAGGAGAAGCCGTTGGATGCCGTGGTGGTCGCCGTCGGACCAGGAAAGCCGTCGAAGGACGGCACCGGGTTTGTCGAGCCGGAGGTGAAACCTGGTGACAAGGTGCTGCTCGCGAAGTGGGCAGGCACGGAGGTCGACATCGACGGCATCAAGCACGTCATCGTGCCGGAGTCGAACATTCTTGGGGTCTACGATCGATGAACGAAAACGATCTGATTGTTGGAGTGATCGGAACCGCCATCATTGTGGTGACGGTCGCGCTCGGCGTGTTCCTGGGGCTGTCGGACCGAAGAGACGCATGCAGGCGTACGTGCTACCCATGGCGTGTGGTCGACTGTGGCAAAAGCGACGTCGAATGCGAGCGTCCAGACGGAACCCGTGAGCTTCTGCTCATTGTGCCGGAAGCTTTACCTTCCTGCGAAAGATCCGCATCCGGACTTCGCTGATCCACTGCCCCTCCTCACTTGAACACTTTCCACGCATGTACGCTGCGAGCCGCTTGTTGTAGGCGAGATGGCGGCATGCTGAGACGCTCCGTCGCAGCGCTCGGATGGTTGCTCGAGCACACTTGACGCGGTCCTCGACGAGCTCCCGACCAGTCCAGCCATAGACGCTCGAGGCGCTGTCCCACCTCCACCCGACGGTTTCACCTGAGTCATCCGTGATCGGGACCAGCTTCTTGCCCAAGTTGATCTGCCCCATGCACCACGAACGACCGTGGTCGTTGTAGCCTTGGCGGGCGAGCTCGACGCGGTTGAGCCCCAAGTCGATGTCTCGCCGGAACCCGCTTTCCAGGTACCAGATGACGGCGACGAGTCCCGCGGTGCGGTGCTTGGGGAGGGCCCCCCCGAACATGGGTCCCTCCAGCTCCACCGCTGTGGCGATAGCCGACGCAATCTCGGCGTACCGGGCCTTGGCCTGCTGATGGGTCTCAAGGGCTCCAGGGGCCGCTGATAGCCTGGCAGGGGGTGCCATTGCGACGATGAGTGAGAAGATCCAGGTAGCTAAAGCGTTCATGTGCGCACCTTATCGGGATCCTGCCAACTTGCAAGCGATGGCCAAGCCAACTTGCCGGCCATTATGCACAGCCAAGTAGCACAGGGAAGTGGCTGGAAAGTTGGCTCGAGAACCCGGATATACATAAAGTCTGAACTTATAGTTGACGCTGGCGTACGCGGAGGGTAGCCCAATTGCATGCGTGCAATCCTGAAAATTCTAGACGATAAAGAACGTCTCTGGCAGGTTGGGGCGCCACCCCCGTCGTTTTCGGGGATGACCGAAGAAGAGCGGTCGATGCTTGTCGTGCGTGAGATCGTGTTTTTCACGGAAGACCAGGCGTACACCATCCTTCTCCTGCCAAATCCTGGGACACCAATCGAACAGCAGGGTGCAGCATTCGACGTTGAGTTGCGTAGCGACGTGGTGCAGATGAGCATCGGGCTCATTCCACTGCAGGAAGCACTCGACGAAATCGCTGCACGACGAGAGGAGGCAGAAGGTGAGGACGACGAAGACGCGGAAGGAGAGGGAGGGGAAGCGGAAACGGATAACCACAGCAATCTCGGAGAAAACGTTCAACCAGATCGAGGAGCTGATGGAGCGGCTCCACCACTCCATCCGGGCTGACGTCATCGAGCGTGCCGTCGACAACTTCTACACCCAGATCACCAAGAGGCGTAAGGCTTCATGAATGCTCGCTGGCTGCGCAAGATGCGCAAGCGCAAAGAGGCCGACGTCGTCTTCGTTGTGCGTCTGCGCCGTGTGACCAACGATCAGGGCGAGGTTGGGTGGCACCGTGAGTTCACCGCATACAACTATGCCGACGAGGATCTTGACAGTGCAAAGATGTCCGCGGCAGGCCTGCTCGCGCTTGACGGTGGGGTCGAGGGAAAGATTGTCGAGCAGCTTGGCAAGGTCGGTCTGCGTGCTGTAGACCTCTTCCTCGGAAAGAAGGAAACCGATGGACGTTCAGATTGAATACACATTCGCCCGCATCGACCAGGATGGAAACGAGCTGCCGAACTATCGTCCGGACGTGGACTTGGCCGCCCTCATCGCCGCCGTCGACCTAACCCCCATCTTCACGAAGTACGCAGACGAGTACACTGTCTGCAGCGACGCGACAACGAATCCAGCGCCGGGTAGAATTCTGCGCACGATCATCGCGACGTTGAGCGCCGCATTCGTCGCTGCGTACCCGACCGATAACGCGCGAACCAAGTTCTTCCGCAACATGTTCAGGCGCGTTCTCGAAATGCAGCTCCCCTACACCCGGATCCGCTACGAGGACATCACATACGGCGATCCGCTCTGTCCATGAGGTACACATGGCCGCGAAAACTGCTACGAAGGCCACGAAGCGTGGTCGGCCACGAAAGACTCCCGTTGTCTCTGATCCAGAAGTCGATGATTCTGAGCTGGATCCAGAAGCAGGGGATGACGACGATGAGGACGAGGTCGAGGCCATCGACGAGGCAGCTGCGCAGCAGCAGCGAACCACGCGTCGTGCGGTGAGCATGCGAAAGAGGGGCAAGAAGACCCGCATCCCAGAAAGCGGTGCTCCACGGTTTGCGATTCTGAAGGAGACCTACGGTGGAAGGCCGGATTGTACCATCGCGATCGAGCAGACGTCGCCCGTCAAGGCTTCGAAGCCGTCGATCCCAATGGGGATGATCCCGGACTACAATTCGCTCATCCAGTACATCAGGACTCATCACTGGAGAGGTCAGCAGTCGACCTATCGCTACGGAGTCTACAGCGATGGATGGACCATGCGCGGGTTTGGTGACGTTGTGCTTGACGAGGACCCGGACACGATCCGCAACTGGGAACGAAAGGCGCAGGGGTTCCCGACGCAGCAGCAGTTCCCCCAGCAGCAGTTCATGCAGGCGCAACCGCAGCCACAGCAGTTCCCCCAGCAGCAGTTTCAGCAGACATTCCAACAGCCGTTCCAGCAGTCGCCATTTGGTGGTCAACCGCAGCCACAGCAGTTCCCCCAGCAGCAGTTCATGCAGCAGCCGACGAATGGGTACGGCTTCCAGCAGCAGTTCCCCCAGCAGCAGTTTATGCCGACCATGCCGCAGTTCCCGAGCATGTCGTCATTCGACGACGACGATGACGACGACGACGACGAAGAGGACCGCCGGTCGAAAGCAGAGATCAGACGGCTGAATCGTCGCATCGAGCAAATGCAGGCCGGCCAGCAGCAGTGGATGATGCAGATGTACCAGCAAATGATGCAGCATCAGCAGCCACAGCCGCAGCCAAACAACATGCAGGAAGCCTGGATGCAGTTCTTTCAGGCTCAGCAGCAGAGCCAGCAGGCGAGTCTCGAGAACGTGCGCTCCTTCGCTCAGAATTTCGGCCAACTCCAGAGCCAGCTCGCGGCGCTACAGAGCTACATCCAGTTCCAGCAGAACCAGCAACAGCTGCCGCCAGGGATGCAGGGCAACCCGCAGGCTGTCGCACAGCAGCAGCAAGCACAGAGTCAACTCAGCGGCATGCTCGACGCGGTCAAGAGCATGCAGACAATCGCGAGTGCTCTTGGCTGGCAACGCCCCGATCAGATGGCAACTGGCCAGGAGCCTGGCGGACTGCGCATGATCGAGAGCCCGGGTGGACGAATCGTGACGGATGCTGCCGGGAAGCCGCTCGACAATCTGATGCAGCTCTGGATGAATTTCGACAAGGTGCAGTCCTTCGTCGAAAGCAACGTCGACCGCGTCCAGAAGATACGGGAGGCTCAGCAAAAGGGGCAGCTCGAGAGTGAAGCAATTGTGAAGCTGCAAGGAGAGATCAAGGCCACCCAGGCCGCCGTGATGGATATCCGCAACGCTGTTGCCCCCGTGGTGGAGCAGATGATGACGCAAATGGGCGGCATGCAAGACATGGGCGGTGGTACCAAGCAGATACAAATGCCGTCAAAGGAAGTAAAAAGCACACGAATAGACGTTCCTCTGTCGACACCGACGTCTCCTCAAACACCACAAAACGCGGTGGACGCCTCCGGAAGCAACCCCGTAGCCTTAGATCACACACACAATCAGGGCTCACTTCTTGCGGGGTTAGAGCATGTCAGAGGATCCTAGGGCACCGTTTCCTTGGTGGCGTCTTGGTCAGTTGTCCCCCTGCTGGGGCTACATACCACCTGCCCGCCGTTCTCGTTCTCCAGTCCCACAGCCGATCGATAGCCCGTGCCGCACTGGCAAGTGCCACGAGCTCACACAGGGGCGAGGATGCCCGCCTGGGAGCCGCGGAACTCCCGAGTGCATGCCGTCTCAGCACGCTCAAGCGCTCGCCTACCCGGGAGAGGCGGGTGTGGTGTCGGGATGCTCGCCGTATGGATGTGGAGAGCGCCCAGCCCCCACCGGCTACTTTCCGAAACCAGTTGCTCCGGGTCTGCGGCCGGAGCCTGACTGGCGTCTGCGTGGTGGCAAGTCGTATGCTCCGACGTTTGAGCATTTTCCGGCGTACGTCCCGATCTGCGACGCTTGCGGGGGCTTCTGTCCTGGTGAGTATCCAGGCAAAGGTCCGGAGGACTACGGTGGAGCTCCCGGGTACGCCTGCGGCGACGTTGCGGCGCCGTCCGGACAGGTAGGAAACCAAGACAACGACAGCTTTTTCGGTGCGCTGTTCAAGCTCGCGATCGTAGCCGGAGCCTTCGGCGCAGGGTATCTCGTGGGGCGCAAATGACGACAGAGGCCGAGGCCCGCGCGCAGATAAGCGTTGCTTTCCGCGAGAAGAGTGGAGAGGCATCGGTCAAGGCCGGCATGGTAACCATGTGTTCGATCGCCGCGGCTGAATACGGTGGTGCATTGTGGTGTGGTCCAGCTGTGGAGGCAGGATGGAAGTATCTCAAGCCCGCTCTGGACTGGGCCGGAGGAGCCTTCAGTGATGCTATTGCATCGATCATTCCCGACAACTTGCGAGCCACAGGGGCATATCCATGGTTCGCCGACGTGGACGTCAACGGAAACGCTGTTCTGCACACCATGTGGCGCGATGCCTGCACGAGCATAAGCGAGGCATGGAAAGCGGCGCGCAAGGAATCCGGGGTCGACTCCCCCGAAATCGATGCCGCGTCCATACTTGCCAAGCGCCTGTTCGCCGAGGGGCGTTACTCCATCCAGTACACGACGGAGGAGGAGCAATACAGTCAGTGCGATTATCGAGGGACTGGGCCTGGTGGGGGGCAGCACTGCGTCACGAAGTCACGTACCAACATCGTGTGGCTGCCGAGCGCAAAACCATGGGACCGTCTACCGATAAGCGCGGGATTGTCCGATGATTGGACTGACTTTGGAAACAGGTACGTGTGGACAACAGAGTGGATCGGCAATCTGACACGCGACAATGGGATGTCGTTCCGAACGACGGCAGTCGGAGGGTACGACGAATGGCCAGAAAAGCCGAAACAGTGGCAGGTGTTCAACGCGGAGCAGATGGCCGCTGTCTTTGTTCAGGAAACGATCATTCGCCCGCTCCAGGTCGAGGCAGCGCTTGCAATTGGTCAAGCCGCAGGAGACATGGCTGCGCTCAAGGAAGGGATCGATCCGAACATGGTGGCGTCGATGGTGCATGTGCTCAACGACGATGATGCTTCGTCAACCAGTCCGCTGGTCACCATGGCGATGGTTGGCGGCATTGGGTATGGGGCGTGGTGGCTCTGGAAGAGTGGGCTGTGGAGGAGGATGTGGAAGTGAAGATCGAGCGACGCGCACATCCACGTGGAGAGCAGGGTACTCGCATCAGCGTGCAAGAGACGGCCCGCCGAGCAGCCGAGGGGCGACTCGATCCACGCACCAGGGCATGGGCAATTGAAAAGCTCGAGCAGGCCGGAAGACCTCGCGGGGCCATGGCCCAGGCTGAGGTGCTTCTCAATGCTCTGCGGCGGGAGCGTGGATACTACCCGGATCCGACCGATGCCGAGTTCATGCCCAGCGCCGCCTGCACGCTCAAGGGCTGTGATGGCCTCTTGTTCCTTGGCGAAGACTGCGATGGGTTGGTCATCGCCTGGCTGGCAGCGTGCGGTTCTGTGGGCATCTTCGGGGCCGTGGTCGGCCACGGATATCCGGAGGACCAAGGTCAGCTGCGCCATGTGCTTGCCGCGATATGGGACGGATCAAGGTGGCATCTTGCGGATCCGTCCACGAGCCAACCGTTCGGAACAGTCAGCGCTCCGGCGCGAGAAAGGTGGGTCTCCGTGCCAGGTCTGGAAGTGATGTGTGACGGTGCGTGTGCGGGCAAGGTGGCCTCTCGAGCTCCGGAGATGACTGGACGACCACAGGGAGACTTCGTTGGTGTGGGTGTTCCTCGCGGTCAGGTCGGAGAGGTCGTCGCCCAGTCCTACGTCGGACCTGCCCTTCGTACTCTAATGACCCGTAGTATCAATGAGGCAACCGAGCGTCTGCAGGAAAGCCTTCGTGTGGCGTCGGACCAACATGCGCAACTCGAGCAGCTCGCTGCGGTCACCGAAAGTTCGATCATTGACGAATCATGGACGCTCGACGACGAACGAAAGTACCAGCAAGTCGTCACCACTGGAGACGTCGCCGTCCGCTACGGAGACGAGGCGCGCACAGGACGTCGTGAAATGGCCTGGGACGATGCGAAGCAAGAGACAGTCGTGCTCGGAAACCCGGGAGAGAAAGTGCTGAAGATCGTCGATGGAATGCCCGTCGAAGAGTCGTCTGGGGTCGAGCCGACCAACCTCGCCGTCATCGCCGTCGTGGTCTTCGTGATCTCATTCATGGTCACAGCGGCATCGATTGCCTACGTGAAGTCAGAGCAGATCCGGGCATCCGTGCAGACTAGGCTTGCGGATATCTACGACAGGCAGGTCGCGTCGGGAGTGAAACCAGCGGACGCTGCCGAGAACGTCAGGAAACTTGCCGGTGGCTTGGCACAGGTCGATCAGGGAGGTCCGGGACGTACGGTCCAGAACGTTTTTGATTCTCTGACCACGCTTGGCTACACAGCTTTGGCGCTCAGCCTAGTCGGTGTCGGCGCGTATGCGCTGGTGAAATTCGTGCCAACACCGTCGCGAAAGGCGGTAGAGGCGTGAAAACGGACGTTGTCCTCGACTGGGCACACGGCGCCTTCCCGACAGAGCTCCGTGGTGGCTTCATGCGCCCGGTCAAATTCGTGACGCTTCCGAAGCTCAAGCCAGACAGCCCCTTCGCAGGATTTTCTGAAGCCATCAGCGAGCTCGGTCCGCAGCCGCTTCGCACCTACTTCAGACGCAATGGAATCGATCCGCTTCGTATCGCTGCTGTCGGATTCTCTGCAAGCTGTTCAGGGCTCATGAGCATTCTCGCGAGTCAGGATGCGGGCAACATGGACACAGTCATCGCCATCGACGGAATCCATGGGCACGTCGACGTGTGGGCGAAGTTCGGTGCGTTGGCTGCGTTTGGTGCGCCAGCAGGTTCGCCGCTGCCGGCAGGGCCGCGCACACTCGTGATCACCCATTCCTCCGTCAAGCCTCCCTACATGTCGACGACGGAGAGCGCTGCTCGCATCCTCGACCTCGTGTTCAGCGGACAGGATGTATCCGGATATCGGTCGCACCTCGAAGGTTTATGGGATGTGGGGCTACCGTACAAGTGCCGTAACCCGCTAGGAAAAGTCATCGAGTACACGACGACACCCAACGTATACGCGGTGAGCCATGGTGGACTCACCGTACTTGGATACAGCAATCTGGATCCATCAGGCGGTCATTGCGACCACATCTACCAGGCCAAGAAGATCATGCCGCTCGTGTGCCAGAAGCTGTTGGTCGAGCGGTGGAACGCGGAGGATCCCTACGCGGGTACTTGCGCCATCGTGTGAGGAGCCATGCAACTCGAGTTCACGTTCAGCAGGACAGAGGCCACCATCGGCGGCGATGCGGTGCCGGTTGACGATAACTACCTCACGAACGATAACGTGTTCGTTGCTCCGAGGTACGCGCAACCGAGTGAGCCAAAGACGGGGCTTCTGGTCGGGTTCCAAGGAGAAGCTGGGGCCGGACCGATAGGCGTCGATGTCTATTTTTACGATGCCGCGAGTGGACTCTGGTTCCTTTTCGGACACGACAGCATCGAGCTCGGCGAGGTTTGCTACATCCAGTTTCCTACGACAATCGATCGATCCACCGATCGACAGTTCCAGAAGGTCCCTGTTGCGATCGTTACGACAGCTCCGGACCCGGTCCCAGAGGGGGACTACACCATCTATGCTTCGAGCGTTGTAGCTGGTGCTGACGAGGGGACGCAACTCGAGGATGCGGCACATGTCACCGGCGACGTTGGTGTGATGAGCTTGGCTGTGCGCAACGACGTTCTCGCGAGTTTGGTGAGCGCGGACGGGGACTACGCTCCGATTCAGGTCGATGCATCAGGGGCGGTGTACGTCACGTCAGTTCCTGGCGCACCAGTGGTCGTTCAGGGGATGGCGCCGGACGATGATCCGATCGCTGGCAACCCTGTTCAGATCGGCGGTTACTACCTTGAAGACGAGGCTGCGAATCCGATCGACGACGGAGATGTTGGCTATGTCGCCATCAATTCACTGCGTCAGATGCGTGCCGATTTGGCTACGAAGCTAGCTGGTGAGGATATGTATCTCGACGTCATGCATGTCGCTGACGATGGACCGTCCTACCTGATCACTGCAGCTGGAACGTACGTGGTGAAGGCAGGAAGTGGAATTCTCAAGAGGCTGATCTTCTTGAATGTGTCCGCGGCTGCTTCGACGATCACGATCTACGACAACACCGCTGGAAGCGGGACAGTCATCATGCCGACGGCAAACATGACGACGACGGAGTTGCCAGCCAATGCTCCGCACGAGGTCGAGTGCGGAATTGACTTCACCGTCGGTCTAACGATCGTTGTAACTGGCGCAACGAACGTGATCGCCGTTTACGAGTGAGGAACCATGGCAACCACGACAGTCAAAGTCCATTCGCTCTCTCCGTCCGAGCGGAAGATCGATGTCGAATTCCAGACAACCTACTCGCCGGCTCTGGTTCAGATGGGTCGCGATCAGGCGGAAGAGTGGGGTCTTCTTTCACCTGACGCGCCAGAAGATGCTGCAGGAGGGATCCGCATCGTTCTTCCTGGACTGCACCATGACATGTGCTTTGGCGACCAAGAGCAGGTGTTTGCGTTGCTTCGGTCCTACGTCAAGGATGTGTGGAGAATCCTGAAGAACAAGGTGAGCAATAACCTGTCACAGGGCAGCACTGTCGATCCGGCAAATATCGACGGGACCACGTTCGATGCGGAGTCATAATGCGCGCGGTGATCCGGGACCAAATTTGTTCGCTGACGTTTGGACCGAACGCATCGCTGGTCTACGGAGACGTTGCAGCTTTCAAGCGTGATACCTTCAGCTTGTCTGCATGGGTCAAGCTCGGTGTCGTCGGCGCAGCAACAGTTGGCTACTTGTTCACCGCATTCAGTACGCACTACTACTGGGCGCTGCTCGACTCGACCGGTTTGAATCAGGATACGTCTGCGTTCTTCCTGCGCGCGGTCAACGCTGCAGCAGGAAGCATCATCGGCTCCACGTCGATCACCACCGAAAAGCACATGCGCCGAGGGGTGTGGTCGTTCTTGTCTGTGTCTGTGAAAACGATCGGTGTCAACGTCTACATCATCCACTATCTGAACGGAACACAGGTACGTTCGGCGAGCTGGAACGCTGGATGGAGCGCCAACTACGGGTCGAATTTCCAGACGCTTGGGTCGGCATCGAGCACGATCCGTATGCAGGATCTCATGTTCAGTTCGAGCGTTTGGACTCCGCCAACGTTGGCTGCGCTGATGAGCGGCCAGCTCAAGCCATCGCTGGCACCAGGAATCATCAGCCACTGGCCGATGGACGAAGGCGCAGGGGTTGTAGCAGCTGACGTCGTGGGAGGACACGATGGTGCATTCGGTGGGACTGCTCCGACGTGGACCGGAGATCTCCATGTTCAGCCGAGGGTGCAGCTATGAGCCACCACGCCTACAGCCTGTCATATTTGACCGCGGTTAGATATGTCAATTTCGGTGACGAGCCGTTGTTCAAGCGCTCGAACTGGACGTGGGGATTCTGGGCACGCCAGGGATCGGATCTCCCGGCCGCGGGCCAGTATTTCTTAGGCGATGGGTCGCTGCACTACTCGATTCGCTCGGCAAACACGCGCCAGCTAGACGTCCGCTACAAAAACGCAGCCGGAGCTGGGAAATCCGTAATCGGTGCGATTGGAGACGTCTTCTATCAGAAATGGTCGTTCTTTGGATTTACCTGCTACGTCAACGGGTCGGACGTTCGTGTAACGATTTCCGTGAACGGTCGACTCGTCCAGGACACTACGAACTCTGACGGATGGTTCAATACGTACGGGACGACATGGCAGCTCGGTAGTTACTTAAATGGTGCCCA